ATGCCTACGAGGTGCACCTTTTGCGGGTCGGGGAGTACCCCCCCACCTCTTTGCTGGTCAGGGTCGCCAGTGCCGTTCGGTCACGAACGTGACGCCCACCGAGACAGGCGCCGGGCCGCCGCTGTCGGGCAGCTTGTTGCTCTTGTCGCGGTTGCACTTGCGGTGCGTCGGCTGCGTGTTGTCGAGCGTGTCCGAACCGCCTGCATCCAGTGGCGTGATGTGGTCAACCTGAAACGAGTCAGGGTGCAGGTGATGCGCCTCGTAGTCGATCGCCTCACCGCACACGGCGCAATCCTCGCGGCGCCGCAGCCAGTAGCGCCGGAACCTGTTGCGCCGCGCAGTGTTGCGGCCCTCGCTCATGGCGTGCTGTCTCGGTCCCAAACGATCAGCAGCTTGCCGACCGAGAACACGAACAGGCGAGCACGCTCACCGTGACGCTCGGCGTACCGCGTGCGTAGGTCCAGCGCCTCAGCCAGCTCGCCCAGCTTCATGCTGGTGGTACAGAACCAACTCTCAACACGCCGTGGTGAAAGCCTCACCACTCGTACGGCTCGTGTGCCACAGGCTTGCTCGCCTCGGCAGCGGGCCGCCGCCTGGCCCTACGGTTGGCCTCGGCCGGGTCCAGGGCCACGTACGCCGTAGCCTGCCGCCCCTTGCCCTTACCCCTCGCATTGGCCGCCAGGGCCTCAGCGCGGGCAGCAGGGGCCATTGCGGGGGCCTCCTGTGCGGGGGCCTCGGTGGCGGCGTCAGGTGCGTTGTCGGGCATGGCGTTTCCTCTCGTGAAGTAAGTGCCCGCCGCCGGATCGCGTCGACCTCTGTAGCGCTGCGCTGCGCCGGTGCTCGCGTGGTGACCAGCCAACGCGGCGAGGGGCTGCAGCGGATCGCGCCGAGGCGCACATAGCGCCAGTGTCGGGATCACGGCGGCGGGCGTAGACGTCGACCAGGGCGCGGGGATAGGAGGCCGCACAACGCTGGTCGACGCCTGGAATGGGAACGGCCCCAACAATCCATTTCGGATCGCCGGGGCCGTTTTGGGTACAGCTGTGCTGTTGCGGATGGCAGTCTAAAAGCGACGCGCGCCAATCACGCCGCATACGCGCCAACGACAAAAACCCCCGCCGTAGCAGGGGTTTTGTCGGTTAGAGCGGCATCGCGGCGGCCAGGCCGTTGATCTTGTCGAGGCGATGCGCCTCGCGCAGGATGCGGGCCTTAGCCATTTCCAGCCGGTCAAGCTCAGGCCAGAGGGCGTGTTCCTCGGGGCTCTCGCTGCCGTGGTCGCGCTTGGCGGCGAGCCATGCCTCAGTCGCTTTGTTCAGGCGCGGCTGCAGCTTTGCAAGGGCCTTGCCGAGTTCGTCGTAGGTAAACGAGCAGCTCGGCGAGAGGAAACGCGGAACGTAGAAATCAGTCATTGTGGGCTCCTATCCACTGTCACTCTTGAGTTGTCAATCTCAACCGCTCGCGCTGTTGATATACATACAATAGCCTGCCGCTGTATGCATGTCAACACAGAAACGAAAACGCCCCCGACCATGTGGTCGAGGGCGTCGCCGTGGTGGGTTATCGCCACCAGCCTTTACCGAGCTTCGGCTCACACTCTTTGAAAATCTTGAGCATGAGGTAGCCATCCAGCACCGTGTGGTTGCCGATCGGCACCATTACGCCGTCGAGGTCGAAAATCTCGTGATTCGCACCCTTGCGAACCGACTTGAATTTCAGACCCTTGGCCTTGGCCGCCTTGCGGATCTTGGTAACAATCTCGCTGCGCTTCGGCATCGTGGGCTCCTATCCCTGTTGAGTTGTTGACATGCATACAGTAACACCCGCGCTGTATGCATGTCAACAACAAAACGCCCCCGAGTCGAAAGACTCAGGGGCGCCCCGTCACTGTCGGCGTCAGCCTCGCTGTACCACAACCTCGATCGTCTCGACCGGCACGTCGAGCCACGTTGCGATCAGATCCCGCGCCATCGGCTCGATTTCGTCGTCGGTGCGGGCCTGCGTCCACTGGTCGATCTCAGGCACGTGAATCAGCGTGTACTGCTCGCCGGGCGTCACAACCGCCGTGTACCTCGTAATTGTCATGGTTGCCATGTTATCCCTTTCCCTCATCTGTTTGAAGCTCTCAGAGCGGCACAGGGGCCGCTACGAGCCACCTGTCGACGTCGCCGAGGTCGTCCTCGGGGCAGCACCGCATCAGCGCCGCGTCGCACACGCCGTGCACGTACAGCTCGGCGCTGCGGGCCGCGCGCTCGTCGTCGTACTCGACGATCGCCAGCTCGCCGCCATCACGGGCGTAACGCACCTGCGACGGCACGAGGGCGTAGTCGAAACGCTGCCAGCCATTGGCCGCCGCAGCCACAGCGTGCCGATCCCGGTCGGACAGCTCAGGGTGCAGCTTGAGCCACTCGGCCACGATCGCCGCCAGGAGGCCGCGCCCGTCGCGGTCGCTGTTGCGGATCATCTGCACCGTGTCGGCGTCGAGGTTCTCGTCGATCATGTACCGGGCTGTAGCCGCCGCGAGCGCGTGCTCGGCCTCGCTGGCGGCCTGCACGGTGCGCCAGTCGGTTTCGGCGGCCAGCCACAACCGCAGTGACTCGCGGCACAGCTCACAGCCCCGCACCTGCGGCTCGCCGTCGTTGCGCACGGCGTGCGCGATCAGCACGGCGACGTACTCGGCGTTACCGGGGAACAACGCCTCGACCTCGCCGCCGGGCAGCGGCACGAATGCGGCGGGCTCCTCGGTGATCCGGTACGCGCCATAGGTCCAGTCCACAAGCGGGTTGTCGTTGCCCTCGCGGGTCAGCGCGATGAACTCGCCCGTGGTGTCGTCGCCCTCAATGCGCGAGTGGCTGGCGACGGCAATGTCGACCAGGCGCTTGCGGGCCTCGTCGATCGTGGCGTGCTCGGTGACCTCTTGGCGGCCATGCATCTGCACAATCATCGTGAACATTTGGGGCTCCTATCCCGTGGTGTGTGTTGATATGCAAACACATCGGTTGTATGTGCGTCAACATGGAAAGCAGAACGCCCCCCGAGGATTACCCGAGGGGCGTTTGCCAACTTCCAGACCCGCACCGCAACTACCTGCGACGACGGCCAGGCCGGCGACCTTTGCCGGCGTTAGCTGGTGCCGAACAGCCGCCGCAGCCGGTCACGGTCCAACTCTTGCCGGGCATGGTCGAGCTGCCAGCCCATCGCCTCGTTGAACCGCCGCAGCGACCGCGTGAGACGCTCGGCCTGCTCGGGCGTCAAGTCGTCCAGCGGGGTGCCGGTGTCAGTCACAGAATCACCTCCCGCGCCTGATCTTTCGGCACTGCCACGGCCTCGTGCACGACGAACACCGTCGACGGAAGGAACACCGGGCCGTCGGCGCCGAGAAACGCCGGGGCGCCCTGCACCGGCTTGCCCTCGCGCACCATCTGCTCGCGGGCCTCGGCTTGCGTGCCGCGCCAAACCTCGTGCACCTCAACGGCGACCAGGCCCTCAGCCTCGGCGAGGCGCTGCGCGCCCTGGTAGGCGTTGCGGGTGATGTAGTCCTCGAACTGGTCGACGCCGACACTCTGCCGGGCTCGCTCGTCGTACGGCAGCACGTGCACGATCTGCTCGCCGACCTTATCGCCGATCGCCCCGACCCACTGCGGGCCGTAGCTCAGCCGGTTGCACTTGATCCGGTACGTGTGCGACTCGGGGCGCAGCATGTCGTGCGGGTCGAGCATTTCGGACGGGTCGAACTTCGGCGGCGTCGCCACGTTGAAGTACGGCGACAGTTCGCCATTCGGCCACGTCTGCACCTCGCGGGTAGTCCCGGCGAGCGGGCCGTCGAGGAACATCACCGGGGCGCTACCCACGCCACACCGCCAACGGCAGACCAGCCTGCCGCCGCAGCCACTCGCGCCACGTCTCACGCCGACGAGGCACCGTGTACTGGTACACAAACGCGAAGCTCCAGAACCGCACCACGGGGCCGACGAGCTGGCGGCGCCACTTCCAAGCGCGCAGCACGTCCCAGCGGTCGAACGCGCCGTACACGACGTCAAACCACCAGTCGAGCACACGGTCGGCCGCCGCCTGCGCAGCGCCCCGCACAGCCACCCACACGACGCGCAGCAGCACGCGCAGCGCGTCCCACACGTCGACAGCGGCCTCGCGCACCGTCGGCGGCGCCGGGGTCACGACCACGCCGAACAACTGCGCCAGCCACAACGGCGGGCCGGGCTGCGGCTGCCGCGGGAACTGCAGCGAGAACGACACCTCTCGACGCGCCTGCACCGTGCGAACCACTTGCGCTTGCCACGGGTACAGCGCCTTGTCGTCGCCCTCCCGCTCGGTCAGCTCTGCGATCGGCTCGTCGGCCGTCACGTAACCGCCTGGTGCATATGAGTAATCGGCCATCAGATAACGCTCATTCCTCGACGCTCGCCGCGCCGCTCGATCAGGCCCGTGAGCCCGTTGCTGTCTTGAATTGCCATATCGACCGAGGGCTCGACCCGGCTGCCCTGGTGCCCCCAGATGAACCGCACACGGCCGCCGCTGTCGTAGCGAATCCACTCGTTGCCGTTCGCGGGCGACCACGAGAACGGCACACGGTCAGCCTCGGCGAGCGCCCGACCCATCCGAAACGCCTCCGTGCACTGGCGGGCCGAGCCCGACCAGAACACCACCTCAAGCCCACGGCGGGCGTTGGCGAGCGCGACGTCGAGCAGGGCCGTGGTCTTGCCGCCCTGCCGCCAGCGCGACGACAACAGCAAGCTGTGCGCGTTGGGATCGTTCAACATCACTGCCCCTTGACGTTCAAGAGCTGCCGCAGCTCGGCATCCACCGACACCAGCGTCTCGGCGTCATGCATCACGACGTCGATCGGCTTGTATGCGTCGGGAATCTCGTCGACCCACGCCTCGCCCTTGCGGTACTCGATGCCCGCCATACGCGCCTCGAGGTCGTCGACCGTGAACAGCTTGCGCGCCTTCGTGCGCGAGAACCGGCGGCCCGCACCATGCGGCGCCGAGCACAACGCCTCGGGATTACCCTTGCCGGTCACGACATACGAACAGGTACCCATCGAGCCCGGAATCAGGCCCCGCACACCCGCGTTCGCGTCGATCGCACCCTTACGGGTCAGCCACACGTCGCGGTCGCCGTGCCGCTCCTTCTGCGTGTAGTTGTGGTGCGCGTTGATGGTCTCGACGACCAGCTCGGCGCCCTGGTCTGCGCCGACCCAATGGCGGAACGCCTGCTCGAATCGGTCCATCATCTCGGCGCGGTTGTAGTACGCGAACCGCTGCGCCCACCGCAGTTCGACGAGGTAGCGGTCGAACTCGACCGTGCCCTCGACGAGGTACGCCAGATCCTTGTGCGGCACGTGCAGCCCGTTGGCGAGGCAATAGCCCTGCGCGGCCTGAATGTGCTTCTGCGCGATCTTGTTACCGACACCACGCGAACCGGAGTGCAGGAACAACCACACCCGGTCGAGGTGGTCGAGGCACAGCTCGATGAAGTGATTGCCGCCGCCCAGCGTGCCGAGCTGCTCCCGCCACTTCGGGGAGTGCGACAGGTCGACGTCGAACCGGGTAGCGACGAGCTGCAGCCAGTCCAGCCGGGCGCCGGTGAACTCAAAACGGTTCAGGCTCTTGTTGTATCCCCCGGCGCTCATCGGGATAGCGGACTCGATCGACTCCCGCAGATCCGACAGCTTGAGGCCCTCAAGATCGTTCGCCGTGTACGTGGTGCGGGCCGCGATCATGCCGCAGCCAATATCGACACCCACCGCAGCCGGGATCACAGCGCCCTCGGTCGGGATCACAGTGCCGACACTGCTGCCCTTACCGAAATGCGCATCGGGCATCAGCGCCACATGCGGATACACGAAAGGCAGATCGGCGATCTGCTGCGCCTGCGCGAGGGTCTGGTCGTCGACCTCGCTCGCAAAGTTGATCAGTCGGTCGTTGATTACCGTTGGCGACACAATGGCCCCTATTCAGTTGTTATTTGGTTGTTGGTCAGACACATTGAGCCAAACACACAACAACGCCCCCGCTTGACCTTTCAGCGGGGGCGTCGTGTCGGCGTGTCGCGCCGGTCAGGGCAGCGGGTTGGTTACCGCCCAATCCGGCGGGGTCACGCTCTCGCCGTTGAGAATCCGCAGGATTGCGTTGCGGCGCCCGTCGAGGGCAGACCACAGGCCGGGGTGCATCCACGCCTCGATCAGCGCGAGCTTTTCGCCAGGCGTCAGCTCACCGCCACAACGACACTCAGTCAACGATGGTCGAGCGCAGACGGTGCAAAGTCGCTCGCGCTGGCAGTCGTACGTCATCGGTCAAACTCCTCTTGAAACATCGGCAGAAACTCGCTCGCGGGCCTCGGCGTACCAGCGGCCACCGCGGCATCGAACAGGCTCAGCAGCCAGACCAGATACGCGGCGGCGTGGTCGTCGTCCTCGGCGAGTATTCGGCCAATGAACTTGCGGCGCTGCCGGGCCACGTCCATGCCCGGTGAGACGCTCAGCAATTGACGCCCGGCACGAGGTAGCCCGCAGCGGCTCGCGCCTTGCTGTACGGGTCGATACGGGACCACTTGACGAGCTGGCGGCCCGCCTCGGTGAGCGTCCAGTCCCCCCGACAGCCACAGTCGCAGCCCTCGACGAGTCCGCGGCCACGCACCCGCCGGAACTTGGCCAGAACGACCTTCCAGGGCACGCCGGGCACCTCGTTGGATGGCACCGGGGCAGCGGGCGCCAGGCCGCCGAGAATGCGCGTCACGTCGCAGCGCATCGCAACGCCGTACATCACGCGCTGTGCGTCGTCGATCGCTCGCAGCATCCGAATATCGGGAATGTCTCGGGCGTGCCGATAGTCAGGAATCACCACAAAGCCCCTTGCGTCTCGTCCACATAGCCAAGGTGCACCCACTCGTCGCCAAGCTCGCCGAGCGGTTCGGTGGTTTGCGGTTCGGTCGGTACGAATGCGATGCCACCGCCCGGCAGAGGCCGCACCTCGGCGAGCTGGCCGGGCTCGCGTTGCGGGTCGCCCCACAGGATTCGGTCGCCTTCCGCGCGGTCTGCGGCTGCAGCGAGCGCGAACAGTTCGCCGAACGCTTCGCCGTACGCCTCGGCACGCTCAGCCGCAGCGGCGACCACCGGGGCCTCACGAGCGACGGCCAGCTCGACGAGCGTCGCCGGGTGCACCGGACATAGCGGGTTGTGCTCCCGCGTGCTGCCGGGCTCGACGGCGCCGTAATGCGTCGTCCACAGCGACGGGTCGACCCACGGGCACGTGCACGTGTTCAGCGCGTCGTAGTCGGGGTGCGCCTGCGCCGGGTCCGACGTCCAACCCCACTGCGACAGATCAGTGCCCGCGGGGCGCACCGGCCGCCACCACGTGCGCCCGTTCGTGTCGGTGCGCGCCGGGTACTGCGCTGCGATGCTCACGACGCGAGCACCTCCGCATCGAGCACCTCGGCCTGTGCATCGTCCTGCGCAGTGTGATGGTCGAGAATGCGCACCACGGTGCTGTACCCGACGCCCAGCTTGCGCGCGATCATGCTCGGCTTAACGTCGGCCTCATGCTCGGCGAGCACCTCGGCGACCTTGACGCGATCAATGCGCGTCACACCGGCGGCGAGGATCGCCTCGGCCGCGGGCAAGTGCGCAGCCAGCGCGTCGCTGGTCGCAGCCTCGCGGGCGATCAGATCGGCGACACTGACACCGCCGGGCACCGGATCGTGCACTGACTCCTCGAACACGTGCACCAGGCCGTCGGCCTCACGCGCCACGAGGTGCGTATCGGGCTGCGAATCGGCCGGCAAAGGAACATGCAGGTCAGCGGGCTGCGCAACAGCGTGCACAGCAGGGTGCACCACCTGCGCAGCGACGTGCACCGCGGCGTCGAGCACCTCGCTACGCTCCGCACCCGACAGCGCGAACAGCGCAACGGTGCACCCGGCGATGCTCAGATCAATGAACACCGGCACGAGCCAGCACAGCCAAAGTGAGATCCCTGCCCAGTCGACAGCCAGCTCGGCGAGCGCGAAGAACGACAGCAGGAACGCCGCGGCGACGACGGTCACCGAAATGCTCAGCGCCGCCGTGTATGCGCGGCCGACGATCCCGGCGGCGACGAGCTTGTGCACGCCGTGCGTCGATCCGAGGATGCCCAGCGGCAGCAGGACGGCCACCGCGACCGCGATCGCCGTAGACCCGGCGTCAGGGTCGAGCACGGCGTGCGCAGCGTTGCCCAGAATCGACGTCACGACACCAGCGGCCAGCCAGCCGCGGAAATACCTTTGCGCCGACTCGCGGGGCGTCAGAACGGCGCTCACAGGGCCACCGCCGCAGCGGGGCGCTCGACGCTGTAGCGCGACCCGTCGGGCCGCTCGTAGACGTCGAACTGGCGGCCGTCGTCGACGTCGGCGAACAGTTCGGGTTGCGTGTACAGGTGGCGATTCACGTTCGTGGGCTCCTATCCCTCGATCGGCGATTCTGGGGGCGCACCGGGCGCCGGGGTGACCTTTGCGCGGCGACGCGCCGGGGCGCGCTAGATAGCGCGGGCCTCGTCGCGCAGGCGCTTGGCGCGGTTGTTGTAGAACTCCGCAGCGTCGACGCAACGATCAGCCTCGGCGAGGCGACCGGCGGCCAGCGCCTTGCGGGCAGCGGCGAGGTTGAACTCGGCCGCAGCGTCATTCGACACCGCCAGGGCGAGCAGACGAGCACGCTTCTGCCCGTCCGACAGGTTGATACCGAGAATCATGTTCAGCGCGGCAGTGGCGTTGAACTTGCGGGCGGCGGGGGCGGCGGCGGCGATGATGTTCGACATTGTGGGGCTCCTATCCCGTGTGCGTTGTTGGTATGCATACAGTAACCCGTGCGCTGTATGCATGTCAACATGTGAGACGAAAAAGCCCCCGACCTCGCAAGATCGGGGGCGTCGACGCTACCGCTGGTTGACCCACACCACGGGACTACCGGCGGCCGTGCACTTGCAGCGCCACCCGTCGAGGCGCTTCGGGGCGCGGTACCGCGCGAACTTCTTACCGTGGTCGCACGTACCCATCCACGGCGCCGACTCGTCGAGGTGCTCAAAGCAGCGCTTACCGTTGCCGCCGAGCTGCCGGTGCTTGGCCGCCCAAACGCCATCATGCCCGTGCTTCGGGCCGACCAGGGCGTGCGCAATCTCGTGGGTAATCGTCATCAGCGTGTCGTCGTATGAACGCTGGCGCAGCAGTGGCTTTGACAAGCTGATCGTGCGCGACGTGTAGCGGCACTGACCGGCGCGACGACGGGCGTTGTCCCAGCTCACAGTCCAGCCGATCAGGCCATGCTCGCGGATCAGACCAACGGCGATCTGGTGAGCTTCCATCTGCGTCATGGTGCGGGTCGCGGTCGAAATCGTCACTGTGGGCTCCTATCCCGGTGTGTGTTGACATGCATACAGTACCCCTCGTGCTGTATGCATGTCAACACGTGACTATGCGGCGGCGTTCGCGCGGGTGCGGTTCAAACGGTGCACCGTGCGGATACGGTCGGGATAGAACGACCGCCAAGCCTCGTGACCAGCAGGGCCGCCGATGAAGTCGCACACGATCCGGCCGGTACTCGTCAACGACGCACTGCGGAAACGGAACCGGCCACGCTCGCCGCGGATCGACACCTCGGTGCCCGGCTCCAACATGCGGCCATGCACCACAACGTCGGGCTGCGGGGCGACCGGCGCCGGGCGGCGAACCGCCTTGACCTGCTTCACGCCAGCGCCTCGCATTCCTCGACGCGACCCGCCACCCGCGGATTGCGGTACCCGTAACGCCAGGCGTACAACGTCGCCGTGCTGGCGGCGTTGTAGAGCTCGTTGAACCGCACGCTATCCGGCGACACCTCGGCGGCGTACAGCTCAGCGAGCTGCGCCTCGTCGACCTCGTTGCGAACCTTCGGCGTCACCGGCGTACCGGCCGGTGAAAACCACGTTTCAGTGAACATTGCAAGGGCTCCTATCCCGTGACTTGCTTCGGCGCAGACGGTAACGCCTCGGCTGTCTGCACGTCAACACCTTCTGTATGCGTGTCAACACTCGCCTTCTTGCGGGGCCTGCCTCGCTTCGGCTTACCGGCAGCGCGGCGCTCAGCCGCGGCAGCGTCGCGGGCATCGAGCGCAGCAACCACAGCTGTGTACGTGTAAACAGGCAACCCGTCGGCGTTGTAGCCGTGAGCCTCAATCCCGGTCATCAGCCGGTAGAACGTGCTGCGCGGCACGTCGCGGCCAATCAGCTTGAACAGACGCCACATATCGGCGGCCGTGCGGGGCTCCGTCTCGTCGACCCGATCGAGGGCCTGCCGCTGCAAATCCTCGACCCGCCACGAACACCGGCACTGATAGCACTCGACCACCAGGGCCTCAGCGTCGACATACAGCGGCGTGCCGCACTCCCGCGGCGGCAACGGCGTACCGGCGTCCGACGCACTCGGCGGCTGCACGACGTTCTGGCACGGCCCGGCGTACTGCAGATCCGGCGGCAAGTCGATCACACGCTCGGCGTCATCACGCCACTGCAACACCCAACCCAGCGCCTCCGGTGCCCACGGGTGCGCCATCATCGCGCCCGGCTCACCCGCCAGCCAGCGGGCAGCGAACTCGACACGCGAGGCGTCCCACAGGCCGCCCTGATCGACGCCACGCACCTGCTCCCACCACGCCACCAAACGCGCAGCGTCGCGCAGCAAGTCGGCCGCCCGCGTGTTCAACGGCAACGACGGCAGACGCTCCCCCGTCGACACCCGCGGCCCACCCTTACGGGCGACCTTCGCCTCGCCATACGCCGACTCATGCAGACGGCGCAACAGCCAAGGCACCTCGACGAGCTGGCGGCGCAACATGCGCGTGCACGACCAGCACAACGGCGTGAGCGCCTCGGCGCCACAATGGCGGCACTTACCCTCATGCGCTGGCGGCACATCAACGCGCGGCGTGGCGACGTCCAACTCAGACGGCGCAGTCGGCCGCGGCGACCCGTAGTAGCTAACCGCCGGCGACGCAACCGTCGTGCCCGGTGACCTGCGCGGATCGCCGAAACTCGGAGAACCCGGCAAACTCATGCCCGACCAACCTCCGTGAACGGTCCATAGTTCGGATTCGGCGCCTGGTCGGCGTACTGACTCGGGCAATTCACCCACTGCGGGCCGTTCGGATCATCGAACTGCTTGTACTGCCACACCGATTGCATGAAGCACCAACGCCAGTGATCGCCGTCGGCGTCCTCCCACACAAACGGCCGCTCAGCCATCCCCAGATGCGCCACACGGCGCTTACCGGCAGGCACCGGCGCCAACGGGCGACGCGACTCAATCGGGCGCGGCATCGTGCCCGGCGCGCGGCGATCCTGCGCCAACTCCACCCGCGGCACCTGCGCATCGTCGAGGCGCATCGAGTTCACAGCCGACAGCCCCGCGCGGATCGCCCGAGCAGGCGTGTGCGACGGGTGCGAAATACGCGCAGCGACAACCTCGGCCATCTTCTCGACCTCGGCGACCGACAACTCGATCAGCTCAGACATGCCCGAACCCCCGAGCCCCGTTGATCGCAGCGAGCAGCTCGTCGAGCACCTCGGTGCTGCGAAACCCGGCGTCATGGCGGCGAGTGACGAGCACCAGCACCGCGGCGCGGCGCTCGTCGGCGCTCAGCTCGTAGCGGTCAGGCCGCGGCGGCAGCACAGTCGTGTGCACGGCCACGGCGTCGACAATCGCGCCGACCAGCTCGGCAGACGGCGCGCACCGATGCAGAGCAATGTCGGCGATCGTGCCAGCGATGGCGTGCTGCGCAGCCTCACGGGCGGCAGGTGGCAGCTCAAACATGCTCGGCCCCGTTCGCGTTCGCAGCCATCCACGCGGCGATAGCCTCATCGCCCCAACCTGGCGACGCCAACCGGATATGGCAACCCGGCTGCTGAGCGATCGCAGCGAGCACCTTGCGGCAATGCATATCGTCGACCTGCGAATCGTCAAGCCAGGCAACATCAGTCAAGCCGTCCAACACGGCGCGGGCCAGCTTGTCGAGGTCGGGACGCTTGACAGCCGCGGGCGTGTAACTCTTAGGCGTGCCCGACGGGCGAGGCATAACGAACGTCAGCGACGCCGTGACCGGAAATTTCTTGTCCAGCACCGGCAGCCCGGCGGCGAGCATCGCGTCGGCGGCGGCCAGGGCGATGCGTTCGCGCCACGGCCCAACCGCGGCGGACGACTCGACGAGGATCGCCTTACCGCGCGTCTCCCCCGGCTTCGGCTTCGCAAACCCCTTGAAGTCCTTCGATCCCTGCGGTGCAGGCTTGCCCGGCACGAACAGGCGCAACTGCCTGCCTCCGTTGCGCTCGTGCGTCACACGGGCGCTCAGGGCCGCATACAGGGCCTCATGCGATTCAGCGGGCAGCATATCGAGCACCAGCTCGGCAGCTTGAGCCTTGGCGTGCAGCTCGGCCCGCTCGGCAGCCTCAGCGGCAGCCACCTGGTCGGCGGCAAGCCCGAGGTCGAGAGTGTGGTCAGTCACTCGTTTCTCCATATTCAGTTGTGGTCGAGCTGCATTCTCGCGGCGGAAACCGTCAACGACGCCGGTCAGCGCCCCGCCAGGCCCCCGCTACGGCGCGAGGCGCCGCAGAATTAACCAGAGCCGGGGGCAGTACGAGTAGTACAGGTTTTTCCATATGAGCCCCACACACGGCACCTGGCGCGAGGTGACCAGCGAAAACGCCCCGATTTTGTACACGTGACGTCAACCCGAAAACATCTGTACTACTCGTACTGAAAGCCTTTTTATAGGCTTTTACCTGCGGCAACGACAGCACAGATTCGTTGATGCAACCCGTACTGATCTGTACTACCCGTACTGCCGCAGTACGCCTTGACGACAAACTCGTACTGTTTGCCAGCGCCGCCGTTTGCGAGGGCCACCGCAGCATCAGCGGAACCCGCCCGCCATCTCGTGCGCCAGATCCCAACCCTGCCGCAGGGCCAGCCCGGCGTAGGTGCGCACGCTATTGCTCACCACACTGCGCACCCCGAACCGAGCCGACAGCTCCCGCCCGAGCTTGACCTGAGACACCATCGCGTCCTCGCCGTTCGACATGGCCCAGCGCTGATACGCCTTCAACACCAGGGCCGGTTTAGCCCCGCCGCTGGCGCCCGGCGTCAGCTCGCAGCACTCCGAGATAAACCGCCCGAGAGCGTCCTCCTGCTCGCTGTACTCCTTCGTGGCCGCCAACACCGAGCCCGGCTCGCGGAGGCCGTCAGCGGCGATTTGACGCGCCCCCGCCACGACCCAAGCCAGGATGGCGGCGCCCTCGTCGCGGATCAGCTCAGCGGCGAGGTTGGGGTTACGCTGCTCCGGCGGGACCGTATGCAGGAACGGCAACAGGCGCAGCCGCCGCCAGAACGATGTACCGCCCGCGCTGACTTGGGGTTGATGGTTTCCCATCAGAAACAGCGTGTGCGACGGGGTGAAGTCGAAATAGTCCTGCCTCATGTACCGGCCAGACAGAATGTCGCCACCCGTCAGCACCTTGACCTTGGCCTCGTCGAACTTGCTCTCAGCGTTGATTTCCGAGCACACGACCATGCGGGCGCCGTGCAGCCGGGCGATCTCCGTCTCGTGCCGATCGCGGCCCGCCAGCAGGAAGTTGGCCGGGGCTGTAATCGCGTAGTCGCCCAGCACGTTTGCGAGCACGTCCATGAGCACGCTCTTACCGTTCGACCCGCCGCCAAACAGGAACGGCAGCACGTGGTGCGTCACCTTGCCGATCGCGGCGAGCCCGGCGAGGCGCTGCACATACCCGATCAGTTCCACGTCGTCGCCGAACGTGCCAGCGAGGAACTTCTGCCAGGCCGGGGCCACCGCGGCAGGGTTGTACCCAGCGCCGGTGATCTTCGTATGCCACCCGTCGGGGCTGTGTGGCAGCAGGTGCCCGGTGCGCAGGTCGACGACGCCGCTCGGCGTGTTCAGCTCGTAAGGCTCGGCGTCGAGGTCGGCCAGGCGCACGCGCATGTCGGGCGAGCACTTGGCGAGCGCGACCATGTTCTCAAGCCCCTTGCGCGACAGGCTGCGCATACGGTGCTGAATAACGTCTTTCGGGCTGTCGTCGTCGAGCTTGATCGCCTCGACCACCTGGCGCGCGGCGACGATCGCCTCGCCCTGGTCGGTGCCGTGCTCCCAGCGGGTGCCCTTCCAGCTCAGCCACTTGCCCGTGTCGGGGCAGTACCGCAGCTTGGCGCCCCACGCCTCGACGAGCAGATCGGCGTTGCCGGTGTCGGTCAGCGTGACCGCCGGGGCAACCGGATTGCGCCGGGCGTTAATGTCCACGACCGGGGCTAATGATCCCTCTGAGCTAACACCCTCGGCACCATTGCCGGCGGTTTGCTGCCGGTCGTCGAGGACGGGCATAGGCGCAAGCTCGATCTGCCGGGGCTCGGCGCGCTGCCACAGGTGCAGGTGCGAGCCGAACTCGGTCGCCAGCTCGGCGTCTGTCTTGGTGGCGACGTGGTGCTCGGCCCACGAAAATGCGTTCGGAATCTCGAAACTCGGCACGTCGCGGCCAGTCGCCGCGCACTCGGCCATGAACTTGTCGACGATCATCTTGCGGGCCTCGGCGTACTCGTCGGCCGTCAGGCACTTGTTGCGAACCGCTGCCATCAGCCGCACGGTGACCTTGACCAGCCACGGGTGCCGCTCAGTGATCGGCTCCTCGCGCCACGCCCTGATCGTCGGTGCGAAATAGTCGCAGGTGCTCGGCGCGAACGTCCAGCCGTCGGGCTTGCTGATCACCTCGTGCGAGGTGCGCCGGTCGCCCTCATACTCGGCGACGCCGTGCTCGTCGAGGCGCTCGCGCAGCTCGTCGAGGCCCAACGGGGCGCCGGTGTCGCCGTCGATCGTGACGGGCTTCGGGTTGTCGGTGTCCTTGAGGTTGTACGAGCCGGGCACGCGCAGCACGCGGGCGAGGTCGTAGACGCCTCGGTCGATCTTGGCGCCCAGGCCGTCAGCGACGATGCACGCCAGGCGGCCCCACCTCTTAAGCAGGGCCGCCGCGTCGGCGCGCAGCTCAGCGCTCGCGGCGATCGTCTGCTCGTCGAGGTCGCCGACCGGCTCGGCCGGGGCGATCGTGCCGTCGTCGATCGGCCAATACGGCTGCAGGCCGTTGCCGCTGTACACGACCGCGCTCGGCCGGGTGCCGAGAATTGCGCTCAGCTCGTCGATCACCTGGTGCGCGTGCGCAATGTCGCGGCAGGCGCCGGGCTTGACGTCGAGGTCGCACCAGATCGCAGCAAGCCGGGTCACGTCGTCGGCACCGCCGCGGCCCTTCTGCTTGCCGTCAGCGTCGACCGGCCGCGGTAGCGTCGGGTTGACGCCAAACCAGCAGTTGCGGCCGTTGGCGAGCGACATTGCGAGGCCCTGCAGGCTGTCGCTGTCCTCTTGGTACTCGACGACCGTCGACGAGAACGGGCCGCCGGGCGCCTGGTAGTTGAGGCTCACGTGCTCGCCGTCGGCGTAGCCGAGCAGTTCGAGCAGATCAGTTAGGCCGTTCACTCATTCCTCTATTCAGTTGTGGGGCAAGGCTGCTCGCGCGTTCACAGCGTGACGCCATTGCCTGCAGTGACCGGGACGTCGGGCACGTCGAACAGCCCGCCGTCGGCAGCCTCGGCCGCCGCACGGGCTGCAGCCTTGTCCGCGGCGGCCTTGAGCTTGGCGCGGTGCCGCTTGAGGCACGCCTGACAGAACGCAATCAGGTTGCCGTCAGCGAGATTCCGGCCGTCGCCGTTGCGCGGCACCACGGTGAGGCTGACCACCTTGTCGGCGCCGTGAATCGCAGGGCGGCCGTGCACGTTGGCGCAGCGGGTGTGACCGGCGAACCGATGGCTACTGCCGCAAGCGCCTTCGCACTCGCAGCGGCCGTCAGCTCGGGTCAGGGCGATGCGGTCGAACAGTTCTGCGCCGTTCACTACGCGCGGGCCTTAATCGCGGCCTTGATCAGATCGCGCCGGAAGTCCGACCACATGGCGTTGGTCAGCTCGTCGACGACAACCGGGGCGTGCGCGTGACCGGCGGCGACAAACTTCGCGGTGACAGCCTCGTCGACCTCGGCGAGATTCACCTCGGTGTAGTCGACGCCCGCCTTGTCGAAAGCATCCTTTGTCAGCTTGCACTTGTAGCACTCGGGGCCGGTTGTGTAGATCGTCAGCATTTTTCGGTGGGCTCCTATCCCTCGTCGAAATGGCTTGTTAGACAGAGCGAGCCGGTAACGCCCCGTTGCGGAACGTCACCGGCTCGCAGCGCGTTGTGCGCTTACTTCTGTGGCAGCAGTGCAGCGAGTGCGGCCAGCGCCTCGGGCGTCATGCCTGCCGTCGGGTCGGCCTGCGCGGGGGCTGCCGCGGCTGCGCCCGGTGCGGGCTTCTTGTAGGTGGCGCTGTACAGCTTCGGCGGGTCCAGGTTGCCCTTCTTGTCGCCGTCGCCGGTGTAGGTGACGTGCAGCTCGCCGCCGACGTCCAGGCCGCGGGCACCGGCCGAAATGACGGCCTTCTGAACGGCCTTGCGCATTTCGCCCTTCACGAACAGGCGACGCTTGCCGTCGTCGTCCTCGACCTCGGGGTCGCGCAGATCGGTCTGCAGGGTGACGACGAGCTGCATACGCGGGCTGCCGTCCTTCCAGGTCAGCAGGTCGCCGGTCTTGTAGTCGGTCATCTGCCGTTGCTCGGGCTCGATGGCGATTACGCCGCCCACGACGTCGCCGGGGCTGCCGAACTTGCCGGATGGGACGCCGCCGCCGCCGAGGAAGTCGTACGAGTCGTTGCTCATTGTTCAGTTGTTCCTTTGTTCAGTTGTTCCGTTATTGCGTTGCGCCCGTTTCCCTCTCGGCCCGCCAGGCGCGGCGGGTGGCTCATGTCCCGTCGTAGTAGTCGGGATAGTCGTCGGCCGGGCAGTCGCGGTCATACTCGGCCTGTTCGATCCGTTGCGCGCAAAACCCGCAGTCGTCACCTGCGCAACGGTGCGAACTCATTACGGGCAATCTCCTGCGTGCTCAAGCCAGCAGTGCGGGCATGTCGGCCGCTTGCGGGCGTTTACGGGCTCATGCGAGTTGTCCTCGCAATCAACATGTATAAGGCCGCCGTCAGCCATAAACGCCACCTCCTCGCCGGGGCGGATCTGGCTCGGGCAGCCGCCGCACCGGCCGAAATACTTCGCGGTGAACGTCGACCGCAGGCCCGCGCTCACTCCCGCACCTCGGTGAACGGGCCGCCGATCGGGGCATCGGCCTGGCGTGGAATCGCCGCCGGGTGTTCGTACGTCCACAGGAACGTGCCGAGCCCGTCGCCGATCTTGGCGTACTCGTCATCGTGGTATCGCCACACCTCGCCCGCCTGGCCGCGCCAGACGCGCGCCCGGTGAGCGGGGTTGGCCGGATCGAGCTTGTCGACGATCATCGGCACGTCGAGCGCCTTCTGCGCCTGCAGCACGAGCCGGGTTGCCTCGTCGCGCTTACTGGTCGCAGCTTCGATCTGGTCGTCGATCACCGCGCGCTGTGCGAACAGCAGGCGCAACTGCCGATCCTGCACCCGCTCGGTAGCCTCAGCGACGGCAAGCTGCTGCAGCCACATTGCCCGCGAGGTGTCGGCGATCGTGACCGCGGCGCCGATCGCCTGCGCGGCCAGCGCCGGGCCAATCGCCGCGACGTTCGGGTTACTGCTCATGGTGGGCTCCTATCCCCTGCCAGCTACCGCCGGCAAAATCGAATCCGTGCATGTCAGATCGCCAAACTGCCGTATCCGGCAAATGCGTCGATCGCTGCCGGGCCGTTCGGGAAGTAGTCGACAGTGACGTACTCGCCCTCAACCGAGCCGGGCGTGAACGTGTACAGGGTCAACTGCTCGACGACCCACCCGACGACGACCGGACCCTCGACGAGCTGGCGAATGCGCCAGGGCGCCGGGGGCTTCACTGCGCACCACCCGTGCAGGCGTGCGGCTCGGGGCGACCGGCCGCCGGTGAGAAGAACGGGCAGAACATGCAACTGCTCGGCACCTTCGGCAGCATGGCGATCCGTTCGGGGTGCTGGTCGACCTGCAGCTCGTCGAGCAGCACGAGAATGTTGTCGAGCTTGCCGAGCGCCTGGTCGACAATCTCGTCGCTGTACGCCTCGGACCACACGAACGACGACGCCAGCGACCCGCCGCGCGGGATATACCAGTTCGCCACCCGCTTGACGGGGAACCCCTCGTTTCGATACCCGCGGCCGTAAGCGTGCGCCTGCACCTTGTACTCGGGCGCCGGGCCTTCTTTCTTGTACTCGGCGAACCGCGACGCCCCAGGAAACTTGAGGTCGATCACAGTGTCAGTCCACGTGTCGTACAGGTCGCACGTGCCAGTCAGGCCGCCGCGCACCGTAACCCGACGCTCGGTGAACCACCGGCCGACATACTGCGGGTCATCGCCGCCAGTGACACCGCGCAGAACCGTGCAACGCTGCTCACGGTCCTTGAGCCACTGGTCGATAATCCGCTCGTTGTCGAGGTTGACCGCATCCTCGAATTTCGTGTGACCGGCCGTGCCGAGCCACGCGGGCAGCGGGTCGCCCTCGGGGTTAATCCGTGGCAGCTCAAGCATCGACGAGGCCAGCCGCCGCGGGCACGGGTGCCCAATCTCCGACGGCCCGAGAGCCCGCTGCAGTGACCGGCCATGCTGCGCCCAGGCGCGTTTAAACACGCCCTTGAGGTCGGCCAGCAGATCGGCGTTGAACTGCTGCTCGTCGGTCGGCGGCCGATCCCGCTCGGGGGCGTCGTCGGTCAGCCCGAAAAACGCTGCATTGCCGCTCACGCCATCATCCCCTTAACCCACAGGCGACTCGCCCACTTGACCGGCTTCGCTGCAGCCTTTACCGGCGCCGCGGGGGCCGTGGTGTCGTCGTCGCCGTCGACCTCGACGTCGAGCGTGCCCAGGTGGCAACCGAGCACGGTCAGAGCAAGACTCACCTTCATGCGCCGACCTCACGATTCACCGCGGCGGCGAGCTTCTCCTCGGCCGCCCGCACCGTCTCCTGGTAGGTGCGATAGGCAGCCGCCAGCTCGCGTGCCACACCCGCCGCCCGGTCGACGAGCAGGGCAAGCGCCGCCGCCTGCTCGGGCGTCAGCGGTGGCACCCCGCCGCCCTTGTGCCCGCTGGTATTGACGACCACATGCCCGAGGTCAGCGCGGACGCCGACAACCACCTCGACGGCCGGATCGTCGAACGGCCCACCACGCCCGGCAGGCCGCACCCCAACGCGCCCCACATGCACGAAATTTGGATTACTCACCGCTGCAATGCCTCCCGCACTTTGTTGCTCAATGTCGCCGGGTCGATCAACGCCAGGCTGTCGACATTCGGCCGCCCGACCGACTTCTCGCCGAGCAGCCGGACGTTGCCGCGCCAATCCATCTCAGCGACCCACCGGACGCGCGCCGTCCTGTCGACGGCCTCGACGCGACCGACCTTGAAACTGCTTGTGTTTCCATCACGGCCGCCGCGCCACACGATTGCGCCCGGCTCGATCCGCTGCCCTGCCCAGTTGAACGCCATCAGAGGTGCGCCGCCGCAGTGTTGCGCAGCATGTCGAAGCACAGGCCCGTCGCTGCCGCGTCGCCAATTGCGGTGTGCCGCTGCGCCACCTGCACGCCCAGGCGCTCGGCCACGTCGTCGAGGCCCACCAGCTCGGCAGGATCGCGGTCGAGCTTGCCCGCCGAGTACGCCGCCAGGTCAGCGAGCCGGTGATGCCACACCCGACCGACCGGCGATGTGAACATGCACCCGGCGGCCTGCCGGGCGACGATCGCCGAGTCGAACGCCGGGTTACTGCCCGCAAACGTGTTGCCGCGCAGCCAGTCCTGCACCTCGGACCACGCGACGGCGGTCTGCCGCTCGTTCAACGCCTCACGCCACACGCCGCGCTCGTAGTACCCGTTGATTTCCATAGCCTTCGGGTCGGCCGCGCCGAGCTGCTCGCACGTCACGTGCGGCACGAACCGCAGCGACTCGCCGGTGTCGACGTTGAGCAGTGCGACCTCCAACGGGGCCGCGGTGTCGTAGTCGAGGCTGGTCGTTTCCAGGTCGACCACGATCAATTTCCTTGCCATGCTTGGGCTCCTATCCCTCGATTGAGAGGTGATCGACGCTGATCACCCCGGCGTACTGGTTGACGGTCGGGTCGGTGTTGAACATCGGAAGCGGTGCGTACACGCTGATTTCGGCGCCGTTCGGCATCGTGTCGAGCACCGCGTACAGATCGCGCACCTTGTCGCCAGGCTCGACCGTGATCGTCGTGTGGTGCGTCTCGGACACCTTCATTTGCTCACCACCGACAGGCGCGTCTGCTCGTTGGTGTCGAGGCACTCGGCGTACACCTCGGGGTGCAGCGATTGCACCAACTTGCCGCTGAGCCGGGTCACCTTGGTGCGCGAACGCTTGACGACAACCTCGCCGCCGACCGTGCCCTCGTCGTCACCGCCGAGCGCCTCGTCGATCGCCGCCTTGGCGTTCTTCTCGATTTCCTCCCATTTCTTTTTCTCGATCCGCGCGTGCGCGAGCAGGTCGACGTGACCCTTTACCGCTGAAATATCCACTTACCTATCCCTTTTCAGTTGTCGCCTGCGCAGAAACTCGCGGCGGTCGATCTTGGCGGCCATGTCTCGCACGCTCGGCACGTCGTCTAGGCCGCTGGTCAGTTCGCGCTGACGCTCCAACGGGGTGACGAGCATCGGCCGCGTGAGCGAGTCGCCGCCCCACGCGACCGCGAACTCAACCGGCCAGCGGTGAATCTCGCGCAGGTTGCGCAATGACGAGCTGGCGGCCGCCGCGGGATCGTCGACGCCGTAGGCGATCCGGTGCTCTATGGCGTCGGCGAGGCCGCCGAGGTAGGCGAGCGTCGCGTCGAAACGCTTCTGCTCGACCAGATCCTCGACGACCTCACGGTCGGCCCACCACGGCCGGTTGCTGACGGTCACTGTGCTGGCTTGACTTCCAGCAGAACCGGGAACGTCGACAGCCAGCCGATCCGCGGGCCGCCTGTGAACATGTCGTACGTCTTGCCGACCTCGACGGACTCCCAGACGTCCCACGAGTTGAAGTGCCCGACCTCGATCGCGTCCTCGGCGTTGAACGATCCGCACGACGTGGTGACGCGCTTTGTCCGCGTGGTGTTTCCGTCGCTGCCGCCGTAAACAATGTCCTTGGCCTTGACGGTGCAACCCGTGTGCCATTCCTGGTTGGTCGTGGCGCAGCCCGACAGCACCGCGGCGGCGCCGATCGCACCGACGGTCATGCCGACGGCAATCCGGTTGATCATTGACATTGGTTGTGTCCCTTCGGTTGTTGGTCGTTGGTCAGAAGAAGATCGGCATACCGGCGCCGGGAACGCCTGGCATCGGCATGAAGATCACGCCGCTAGGCCCGTTATCCTGGTGCCCGCCGCCGCCATCTGCGCCGCCCTCGCACGCGGTGGCGCCTGCTGCGATCAGTGCCGCGGTGGCGACGACGGCAATCTTGCGAATCATGTTGTGGGCTCCTATCCCTCGGTTGTGCTCAGCGCTTCGCGCCGGGCGATTTCAAACTCGATGCACTGAATTGCCTTGCGTAAGTCCTCGATTGCGTCGTGCTTGAGGTCGCAGCGCCACACGTACTTGGTGGCGTTGCCGAGGCAAAACCCCATGTGCTGCGTAATGTCGATGCACTCGATTGGGTGACCGCACGCCTTGCACTTGGCCGGGCTTGATGTGTAGTGCGACGGGTGCGCCACCATGTCGCCCGTTTGCTCGTCCAGCTCGCCGGCCAAGCTGTCTGCGCTGGTCGGGGAGTTTTCTGCGACGCCGGTGTCGTTGCTAGGGCCGTGGGCCATGTCGCAACCGAACGCGAGGCCGCCGCCGAGTTCGAGCAGCATCGGGGTGAACTCGCCGACGGGCCGCCGGTATGCGACCTTGAACGGGCCAACCGCACCGCGGCCATGCACGTACACGCCGCTATTCCACGCAACCCAACCGCTGCCATCCAGCCAGCCCCAGTGCGCGCCGAGCTTGTCCTGCCACACGTGCGCCGGGTCGGCGTCGTCGAGGCTGTCGACCGTGCCCTTGCCGAGCACCTGCGGCAGCTCCTCGTCGAGCCACACCTGCGCTTGCGCCCTCACTCCGTCGTCACCGGCGGCGAACTGGTGGGCCAAGTCAGCGAGCTGCCGCACCGGCTCAGGAATGACGTACGTCGCCGCAGCCCACGCCTCGGGGTCGCCCGCCTCGGTCGCCGAGCTGTCGCTGTCCATCCCAAACAGCGGCGTCTCGTCGAACACCTTGCCGATACCCTCGGCGATTTCGTCGGCCCGCTCGCTCACCGCCAGGGCGCCGAGGCCCATCAGGTCACACACCCGGCACCACATAGCGCCGCACGGGTCGAACACCTGCGCGTCGTACTTGCCGCACACATCGCACTGCGCGCTGCCGCACAGATCGCCGTAACCGCTCATGCCGCAACCCCTTTAAGTCCGCGCTTGATCCGTCGCCGTGCTCGTTCGGTCGTGCCGCCCCAAATGCCCGTCGGGTTGACGGGCTGACTCAGCGCCCACGTGAGGCACTCGTCGGACACCTGGCAGCCGCCGCAAATGCGCTTGGCCTCGCGGGTGCTGCCGCCCTGCTCTGGAAAGAAGATTTCGGGGTCGGTCTGCGCGCACACGGCGTGATCCCGCCAAGCCTCGGGATCGTCGTCGAAATGCTCTGCGTCGCTCACTGATCCACCTCGCCCTCGTCGTGCTGGTCGGCCTCGTCGTCGGCCTCGATCTGGTCGAGCACCGACAGCGGCACGCCGTCGGTCGTCTCACGAGTCGGCACCAACCGCTGTAGGCCCTCGGCCGCCAGGCCGCCGCGGGACAAGTGGCGCAGGTACTTCGTGGCGCCGGTGCCCTCAACGTCGACCATCGCGGCCAGGGCGACCGCGACGCCGGTCAGCGTGTGACGGTCGAGCTTGCGCAGGCGTGCCCACACCTCGCCGGGGTCGTCGTCGTGTACCTCGGTCGCCAGATCGAATGCGCGCTCAAGCATGTGAGTGCACTGCTGCGACCGCGGGCTGTGGTCGAAACTGATCGGTCGACTGCCTGCCTTGGCGGCCTTGGCGATGCGACCTGCACGCGCCGAGGTCGACGAACGCACCAGCAACGCAACCTGAATGATCGCCCGGCGGGTGAACGTGCCACTTTCACGATCCCAGCCGTGAGCAGCCAATTCGTCACCGTGACGCTTCAAAACCTTGCCCAGTACGTCGCTTTGGTCGATGCGCAGCAACCGGCACACCTCGTCAGCGGTCGCCGTGTCGCCAACCCGCGGGGTGAACATGTCGAGCACGTGCGTGTTGTCAACCGCAGTGGCGTACTCGTCAAGTGCCGCAACGTCGTACATGATTTTGCGGCCGACGAGCTGGTGTTCAGGTGCCGTGCCGCTGCGACGGCGCCAGCGCAGTGCGTTGCGCGTAATCCCAAGGCGCACAGCGGCCTCGCCCTCGCCGAGCTGCGCGGCCGTCACCGTGCCACCGCCTGCGCCTTGACGTGACCGGGGCAGGTGGCGTCACACCGCTGGCAGTCGGTGCAGTCGGCCGACCGGCCGGGCGAGCGCAGCCTATTGACGGCGTTCACCGCGGCGACCATCGCGCCGAGGCTGGTCAGCCCCTCGGCCCGGTAGGTGTCGAGCACCGCGGCGGCGATCCGCATTTCTTCGTGCGAGAGCGTGATCACCACGGCGCCCCCAGGTACAGGCCGACCCACGCGGCACCGACGAGGCCACCGACGCCGGTCATTGCGGCGTTGAGCAGGAACACGCCGACGATCGCGCCGAGGCGCTCGCCGGGCCGCCGATCGGGTGAAACGCGGCGCTTGTGCGTTAAGATTCGGTTCGACATAACAAGTGGCTCCTATCCCTTGGTTGTGTCGGCCAGCCCCGCCTAGTGCGGGGCTGCGTCGTTTGTGGGGAGGTGGGGCGCAGCGGTGACCTCGCCGGGAGTAGTTAGCGGGTCGTGGGCCACGCTTGCGGGACAGAAGAAGTAAGAACCCGTTTGACGCCCCACCTCCAAGCTCAGCCGAACCGCTCCATATCCGGCTCGTCGTGCAGCGGCGCCGGGGCTGCGACCGTCGCCGTGGCGAGTTGCATCAGGTCGTCGAGGCTGTCGCGCGCAGCGAGCTGGCGATGCGCCTCGCCGAGGTCGGCCAGCGCTGCCCGGTGCGCCGCGTCCAGCTCGTCGCGCTCCTGCAGCAGGTAGGCGTTCTGATCGCCGAGGCTGTGCAGCGCGGCGGCCTGGTCGGCGATCACCTGGCGCCCGGCGTCGCGCTCGCTGCGGGCCTGGTTGCGCTCGCGCAGGGCCTCGTTCAGCTCGATGCGCAGCCGGGCCGCGGCGGCGAGGTTGCGGGTGCGGGTGGTCATCGTCATGTCAGCGGCTCCTAGTCCGACGGCGTGAGGTGGGGGTCAGTGCGAGCGGCCGGGGGGCGGCCGGGGCGACCGGCGGGGCGGCGGGTAGTGCGACCGACTTGCGGCCCGACTCGGGGCTGACTCGGAAGGACTCAAGGGCTGCGTCGACGTCGGCCTGCGTCATGCGCCAGTGGCGGCCGATCTTGCGGCCAGGGACGCGACCGGCTCGAACCTGCTCGGTCAGCCATCGCTCCGAGCACGGAATCAGTGCCGCGACCTCAGCAAGCGGACGGGTCAGCGCTGGGGCCGTCATGAGCGGGCCTCAACTGTGACGAGTTCAGATAGCGAGCCCCCCAGCTCTCCGACGATCTGCGCCAGCACTGTGTGCGTTGCCACACCTGACCAGTCCGCGCGGAAAGTGGAGTAAATCGTGGTTCGCCCGACGTTGATCCTTTTTGCCAAAGTTGCACGATCTTGAATGTTGTTGCGGCGCATCTTGTTTGCCACCTTGTCGCGCCGCCAGTGCAACTGATGAGTGGTTGTCTGCACGGTGTGGGACGCTACACGAAAAGTCCCGAAATCAGGAACATCTGCTGTGTTTCGGGACGCTAACGCTCGCATAAGAAGTGCATAAAGGCAGGTCACAGACTTGTTCAGTCCCGAAAACTGAACTAAAGTGACACGCCAGGGAATAAACCGCTCGATCGAGAGACAGGAATCACGAGCCATGTCCGACGACGACACCGACAAGTCGCTCGCGTCCGTGCTGAGCTACCTCGTGGGTAGACAGCTCAAGCTGCGCGAACTGCTAGAAGCGCTGCAAATGTCGCGCTCCCGCTACTACAGCCAGCAGGAGGAGGGGCGGCTGATAACCGCCGACAACCTCATTCGGGCCGCCCGCAACCTCGAAATAAACGAGGTCGACCTGCTTGCCCGGTACAACCTGATCAGTGACGACGCAATCCTCGCCTACGCCGAGGAGCTGGCGCCAAGCGCCAACCCTCAGACGCTACGGACGGTCGGGCAGGAGGTGAAGGAAGCGCCGAAGAAGACCCGCCGCCGGTCGACGACAAGGCAAGTGAGGGCTGACATTCCGAGTCTTTGACGTGTAATTTCTCACCACTCTCAGGCGTGGTTTACAGTGGCGGCAGTTTCATCGTCGGGCCGCCGCCCGCCTTCCCTTGAGAGAGTGGCTATGTCAATAGCTGTCGCATTTATCGTGCTGCGCTGGATTGTTTGTGTGGTAGCTCTTGCGGCAGTTCTGTTGCGCTGGCGTAGCTTTCGCATCCTGCACGAGGGGCTGCTGACCTCGGCCCTGCTGCTGCAACTCCTCGGCGCGGCGCTGTGCGGCACCGTGGCGTCAATGACGCTCGGCCGCACCATCTACCAAGCAATTGGGATCTGGCACCTTGAGGACTGGCTCGGGCGCACGCTCTACCTGTTCAGCGCCGGGGCTATCGCCGTCAGCATGTTGCACCGCGTGTGCGACGACGACGAGGTGCGCCTGTACTTCGCGCGTTGGGTCGCACCGTGGCTCTACCTCGTGCCCGTTGTGACGCTGGCGCTGCAGATGAGCAGCCCGGCGCTGCGCGAGCCCAGCGTGCACCACAACATGCTCGACATGCCTGCGACCGATACCGGCATCGTCGGGGCGACGGCGCTGCACTACTACGCGACGCTGCACCTGCTCGCGGTGGCGGTCGCCTGCCTGTGGCACATCGCCCACGACGAGCACCAGGGCCGCATTGCGGTGGTCTGGATCGTCGCCCTGGCGTTCTGCATCGCGTGCTGCGCCCTCGCTACGGCGAGCGCCTTCATGGCGACCCAGCACGCCGTTACGGCAATGATTTCGGTCTGCGGGTACGTGACCACGGTCATGCTGTCGGCGTGCCTCGCCTGGTCGTGGTGGACGAAGATTCGGCCGTATCGCGGGCTGATTCGTGCGACCCGCACCAGCCGCCGCGCACTGCGCGATGACACCGCGGAGGCGCACCGCCGACGTCTGCGCCCCGACACTGAGCGAGAGGCCGCCTAGCTACCGCCGGCAAAACGCCCGAATTGGCCGCTGACCTGCAGCAGGCCCCAGATACAGCAAACGAGCCCCGAGGCGATCAACCTCGGGGCTCGATTGTGCGCGCTCAGCCGCGCGCCGGGTCGAGCTGCGCCGCGATGGCCGCCGCCACGGCCTGCCCGCTGCTGCGGTCGAGGTGCCCGTACGTGTCGACCGTTATCTTGATCGACTCGTGTCCGAGGTGGTCGCGGATCGCGGGCAGCGGGACACCGGCGGCGATCAGCCAGCTCGCGCACGTGTGCCGCAGATCGTGCACCCGAGGCTTGACGTCGAGGCCCGCGCGCTTGAGCGCAGGCTGCCACACGTTGGCGTGAAAATTGTTGTGCCGAACCGGATTGCCGACCGTGTTCGTAAACAGGTACTCGCCGGAATAGTCGAGCTTGCCGAGCACCGATGCATCGACGTTGATCGTGCGCCGCGACTTGAGCGTTTTCGGCGCACCGAGCGCGTAGCTGCCCTTTTCGTATGTGCGCTTTGACGCACGGGAAATGCGCACCGTGCTGGCGTCGCGGTTGACGTCGGACGGCCGCAGCGCGACGACCTCGCCCCAGCGGGCGCCGCTGGCGACCAGGAACTCGACGAGCGGCTGCCACGGCAGCGTGATGTTGTCGTGCAGCTTGGCGTACTGCTCGCGCGTCAGGAACACCATTTCGGCTTTCTCTGTGCGCGGCAGCCGAGCGCCCGCGGCCGGGTTGCCGGGGATGCGCCCGGCGCGCACCGCGGCGTTCAGCGCCGACGACAGAAACCCGTGCTTGTTGGAAATCGTCTTGCCCTTGAGGCCACGGGCGGCGAGGGCCTGCACCCACTTGGCGATGTCGTCACCCGTCAGCGCGGCGAGCGGGATCGGCCCGAGCACCGGGTCAATGTCCTTGGCGACAACTTTCTCGTAGTCGTAGATCGTCGACTTTTCGACGCCGGTCTTGTGGTCGAGGTAGTGCCGCAGCCACTCGCTCAGGGTGTAGTGCCGGGCGGCGGCGTCGGTCGTCTCGATCACCTCAAGGGCCTTGGCCGCGCCGAGCTGCTCGACCATCCGCTTGAACTCGACGGCCTGCACCGGGTCGTCGAACGACGTTGAGGTCTGCTTGCCGTTGAGCCGGTACAGAACCGACGTGTAGGTGCTGCCGTCTTTGCGGGAGCTGGTGCGGAGGGAGGCCATAGCGGCAGATACTACCGATTTGTTGATGTGAGCGTTGATGTAAAAAACGCCCCGGTCAGATTTTTGGCTCTGACCAGGGCGTTTACGGGTGGAGCTGCCGGGAATTGAACCTGCACCACTTAGGGCCGTTGACCTGGCGAAATGCACCAGTTCGACACGCCGGAGTACGCGAAAATACGGCCAAACCCGCAGGACAACGGGGGCTGTGTTGATGGCATCAACACCCCATCAGTGCCCCCGCTTTGTTTGCCGCGCCAGCAAACACCGCTCGACGGTGTGCCGGGAAACTGACGCATAGGCCAGACGGTACCGCGGCGTGCCGCCGCAGACCAGGCCCCGCCGATTAGGCTCGGCCGTGTGAAACGAATACTCGTCGCGGCCGTGATCGGGGCCGCCGCTGTCGTCCTGGCGCCTGGCGCCGCCCATGCCAGTGAGGCCGGATACCTGGCGCGGATCGGGGTCGATTACGACTTTCCGGTCGTGAGCGAGTCCGAGGCGCTGCGAGCCGGGTATGAGATTTGCGGCAAGCTGCGCCGCGGCATCCCGCGCGAGCACGTCGCCGAGGCGTTGTTCTGGAACATGGAGGAACTGACCCGCGAGCAGGCCGACGGCATCCCATACGCGGCGCAGCGCGAGCTGTGCCCAGAAACGGCCGAGTAGCCCCGTACGGACACGAAAACGCCCCCGGCGGGTAATCCCGCCGGGGGCGTCGTCGTCGAGGCGCTCAGGCCGCCGCGAGGTCGTCGAGGTCGAACAGCGCCAGCTCGTCGCCCTGGTCGTCGTCGAGGTCGGCGCCGAGGATCAGATCGTGCTGCCAATCGCGCACCGTCGAGCGCGGCCGATCGGCGAAACATGCGCCGCCCATCATTCCGTCGCACGGCTCGCCGTGAGTCGCGCAGCCGCCGCGCACGATATTGCGCCGCCAGCGCAGCGCCCAGCGCAGGCAACTGCTGCACTTGGCGTGCGAGCAGCCGGGCAGCGGAGCATTGCGCCGAGCGTTGTACGACCACCCCATGCTGTCGGCCGTCGTCAGCAGATCGCCGTACACACGCAGGCCCAGCGACTTGACGCCGAACCCGTGCACCGGCAGCTCGGCGTCGCGGCCGAGGATCGCCTCGAACACGCCGCGGATCTCGTCGGTGTGCTGGCGGCGGCACACGCTGCCGACGCCCACCAGCTCAATGTTGTGCAGGTCGACGCCCGCCTCGGCGTACAGGTCCATGCAGCGCAGGTAATCCTCGACGGCGTAACCCTGCAGCACCGGCATAAACGGGCAATCCGCATCGCTCACGTCAGCCCAGCGCGTGCGCAGGTCCACGAAATTGCGCACGGTGCGCAGCTGATGCTCAGCGACGCTCAGACCTGTGCGCGCGATCATGTCGGGCTCGCACATCCAGTCTTGCGGCGCAGCCCATTCCAGCCGCCCGACCTCGCGGTCGTAGCGATTCACCGCGGCGACGTAATCGGCCGCCGAGGTCTGCCAGCCGCCATACATGCTCAGCTCAGAGAACCCGCCGGAATCAAGCGCCCACCGCTCAGCGGCGACCGGCAGCACGCCCTTGAGGCGCGACAGCCGCCGGTGCGAAACGAACAGCGGCACACCGGCCGACCGCAGCCAAGACGGCTCATGCGTCCCGAGGTAAAAGTGCTCTCGCATCGTGGGCTCCTATCCCGTTGTTGACATGCATACAGTAGCACGACTGTATGCCCACATACAACAAACGCCCCGCCGTGTTGGCGGGGCGCGTTGCGAGGTCGAGCTACTCAGGCAGGTCGATGAACTCAACCTCGGGCGTATCGAGGTCGAGAATGTCCTGCAGCCAGACGTTGTGACCAAATCCCCAGTAGCTCACGCGAATCAGGTTGCCCGAGCCCGCAACCGGGTTGCCAGCCTCGCGCGGGGCGATCGTTGCGTATTCGACGATCGCCGTCACCTTGCGGGCGACCGGGCGCTCGCCGCGCTCGGCGATGGTCAGCACGACCGGCAGGCCGGTGCGGATCGCAGCCTGCAGCGTGCGGTACTGCGCCACAGTGAGACGGTCGTCGAACTCGTGCAGCTCGGCGGCGTCGGCGGCCTCTTCCACGTAGCCGCGGGCGACCTCGCGGCCGTTGATCGTGCCGCGGTTGCAGGTGAACGGGTAAGTGGTGTTGATCGACATTGTGGGCTCCTATCCCGTGTGCGTTGTTGGTATGCATACAGTAACCCGCGAACTGTATGCATGTCAACATGCGAGCTAGGGCTCGACCGGCATCCAGTGCACGCCGTAGCTCACCGCCAGCTCGTCGATCGCAAAATCGCCCGCCAGGCTGCCATTGTCGGCCGCCGCGCTGGCAATCGTGTCGACGTCGGCGCCGAGGCTCACGCCATGCTCGCCGAGCCTGTCGAGCATCGCCCCGAGTGCACCCTCGCGGCTCGCGTGAACCGATTGCCAGCCGTCATAGTCGCCGCCCTCGGGGCCTTCGATCGTCAGATCGAGCACCCACACCTCAGACCCGACCGGCGCGGCCGTCACGGGCGCTGCCAACGGCGATCGACCTTGCCGCGGTACTTGCGCACCGTCAGCCGGTTGATACCCATACGCTGCGCGAGGCTCAGCTCGCTGGCGTTGTCCTCGACCGCCAGGCGCACAACCATGCGGGCCGCCGACGTCGCGGCCTCGTACTGCTCTTTCGCCTCGGCCAGCTCCTCGCCGACCGCCTCGGGTAGGTCGGCCTCGTCGCACAGGTACCGGCCGACAGCCTCGATTGCAGCCCGCCGAATGTGCGCCTCGTCAGCGCCGGGCCACTCGGCCTCGATCGCCGCGACCTGCTCCTCGTACCGCGGCACGTTCGCCGCCGGGATCGTTCGGCGGGTGCCTCCCACACTGACCAACTTGCCTCGCGCCATAGTCGCGGCCTCCTGTTCGGACAGCTTGCGCACTGTCATTACGTCCGTGCTCATTTCGGGCTCCTATCCCGTCGTGCCGTTGTTGCCATGCCAACAATACGGGCCGCCTGTATGCAGGTCAACAATACGACGAAACGCCCCCCGCCGACGGATCGACGAGGGGCGTTCGCATTGTTTGCCGGAAATTGGCGTTTCAGTTGATCGGCGCAGGTCACGGCAGGCGCTCGAGGTTTTTGCCGGCGGTTGCTACAGCACGCTGAGCCTCGACACCTCGCCGCTGCGCAGCAGGTAGGTGAGAGCGCCGCGGCGGGACTCGCCGCCCTGGCGCTCGCGGAACCAATCGCTGCCGCAGTCGAACGTCGGCGAGCACACGATCGTCTTGGTGGCGTGCATTTCGACGGCGCCGACATGCCAGTGCCCGTGCTGCAGCACTTGGCAGGCCCCCGCGGGCTGGTTGTGCACCGCCTGCTTGGCGAGCCAGTCGAGGGCCTTGCCCTTGGTCGCCTGGTGTCCGTGCATCACAGTGACTACGGTGTCGCCGACGGGCACCGTCATGCTGCCCGACCACGGCTCAGGCACCCGCACCTCGACGTGTCCGTACACGTCGCGGTTGAGCGCCATTGCGTCGCGCACCGCGATGGCCGCCTCGGTCGCCCACCCGTCGCCGGGGTTGGTGTTCCACTGCCGGTTGGCTTGGTCGTGGTTACCGTTCACCACGTCGAGATACACGGCCGGGGCCGCGCGGAACGTGTCGACGGCCTCAACCATCAGCCGCCGCAGCAGCCGGAACTGCTCGGCGATCGTCTCCTGTGTCAGCCAACTGTTCGCGCCCTTCTGTGACACGACGCCCTCGATACAGTCGCCCGGCATCGAGATTTGCACCCCGGCGACGCCGACGGACGCCGCCAGCTCGCGGTACTGCCGACCGGCGGCCTCAAGGGACTGCACGAACCGCTCGACGATCTGCTCGGTAGAGCCGTCACGTGACCGCTTGCCGAGCTGCAGGTCGCCAGCCTGAAACACGTACCAGTACGGCGAGGTAGTCGCCGGTTCGATCGTCGGCACCTTGCGGGCGTCGGCGATCAGCGCCTCAAGGTCACTCGGGCCGCCGCGGTCGATCGGCTCGACGCGCAGCTTGTAGGACGCCGCCCAGCGAAACTCTTGCTCCTCAAGGCGCGGCTTGCCGAACTCGTTAAAGATCGGCTGACCGTCGTCGTCGCGCACGTACGGCCGATATGGCACCTGCCAATGCTTCTCGCTCAGAATCTCGACGAGCCGGAACCGTTCGGGGTCGCGGCCGATCTGGCGCAGAATCTCGGCGTACTCGGGTGGCTGGCCCGGCTCTTGGTACACGGTGCCCGTGTCGATCGTGGCGCCGCGGTTGTCGAACTCGACCGTGGGCCGGTATTTCTCGTTTGCGGCTGCCGGTGTGGCGAGCCTGTCAGACAGCGACATGTGCGCCCCCTCGGTGATGGTCGTTGATCAGCTCAGAGAACCGCGGGCGTTTGATCGCCAGCGGGTTGCCGGGATCGGTGGCGCAGGCCCGCCACAGCGCCGACAGTGACCCGCCGGAAGCGAGCCAGTTGTCGAACGCTGCGCGGTCGGTCTCGTTGGCGTTGTCGAGCCAGCGGCACACAGCGCACTCGCTCGACGGCGCGGGCTGCGGGTCGCCCAGGCGCTCAGCGAGGCTCATTCGGCCATCACCTCGTCGGGCGGCGTCGGGATCGGGTCTACGCGGTCACCGGCTGCCCAGCGCTGAACGGTGCGGATGAATGCGCGGGCGGCGGCCAACGTCATTTCGCGGGCCGCCAGCACCATTCGAGTTTTCTCGTGCGCGATCTGCTCGGCGTCGAGCTTCGTCTCTACCGTGTCGACTCGCGTTTCGAGCTTGGTAACCCGATCCATCAGAACGTCGGTCAGCGCCTTGAAGTTGTCGCGGCGCCGGGCGAGCAGCGCCCCGACGGACACCGACAGGACCGACGACCCAGCGAGGGCCGCGACAGCTTCAAACGCCGTGATTCCGTCGCTCACCGCACGGCCGCCGTCCGCGTGTCTTTCGGCCCGCGGCTCGACGGCGTGTTAGCGGCGGCCATTGCCCCGCCGAGTAGAGCGACGATCGCCGCCATGAGCGGCGTCAGGGTCGAATCCTGCGCCCAGCCGAAACCAACAATGAACGCCTGCAGCGGCGGCAGCAGTCCGTACACCCAGCGCCGGAACCCGTCACGTGTGTTGAAGAAAGCCAGCGCCGGGCTCGCCACCGCGAGCACCAGGCCGACAATCAGCTTGGCCTTGTCCTCGCTGGCGATGTTCCACGTGACCATTGCCGTAACGGCGTACGGCGACAGCACGTGAATCTGCAGGCGCAAGTCCTCCCACGTGCGGATGCCGAGACGCTCGGCGGCGAAACGCCGCACACCTGCCCACACCTGCACTAACATGCCGAGGATTGTCTCGACGACCTTCGTCATTCTCGCCCCCTCATGCCGCCATCGCGCGCATGTGGGCGACGGCGTGCTCGTAGTAGGTGACACCCGGCGACCGCTCGCGTAGGTGGTACTCGATGTGCGGTGCGGTCGCGGGCTTCTGGCCGACGAACACCAGGCCCTTGAGGATCGCCGACACTGCTGCCGGGAACTCGCGCAGCGGGCTGCGCAGCATTTCGACGATCTGCTCGGTGATGTTGTCCTGCTGCCGTGCGCCGCCACCCAGCAGCCCGCCGAGGCCGCCGAGGATGCCGCCGAGCTGGCCGCCGCCCGGCACCAGGCCGCCCGCGATGCTGCCGAGGTCGATCGCGCTGCCGAGGTCGATCACGTCGCCAATGCCGTTGAACCGCACCAGCTTGAAAATCGCGGTCATGTCCTCGCCAACGTCGTTGTTCGGCACGTTCGCGTAAATGTCGCCGGGGTCGAACTCGTCGACCCAGAAATCGGGCGTGTCGACGATCCGCTTGTCGGAGATTCCTCGGCCGCCGTCGTCGTCCAGCTCGCGGTACGGGTTGCCGAATGTTGCACCGGCCATCAGCTTGCCGCGCAGGTGCTTGAGTCGGCCGGTTCGGAACTCGTCGAGCAGCTCGGAAACGACCCAGCCGCCTTGCGAGTACCCGCACACGGCGTACCCGTCGGGCACCTCCCGCGACGGCCGGGCCTCGGCTTCGAGCACCAGGCGCACACCCTCGTCGATTCCAGTCTTGGCCGAGGCGCCCATCGGCCACATTGCCGGGATTCCGTTGGGGCCGTAGCGCACTGGCTGGAAGTAGTACAGATCCTCCATGCGCCGCGCGAGGTCGGCCGGGTAGCCGGTCCACTCGTCGGCCTTGGTGCCCGCGGCGGTCAGCAGCATTGGCTTGCTCACAGGGCACCGCCCTTGCGCAGCACGCACTCGGTACCGGCGAGGCCACAGGTGCCGTCACCGCCGTTGGCGACCAGGACACAGCCGCCACCGCCCTGCGCACACGACACCTTGCGAGCCGGGGCCGGGTTGGGCTCGGCGGGGGCCTCGTGCGACTCGTCGTAGTGGTCGAGGATGCGCTGCGCCAGCGCCGCGCTCCCCTTCCGGTCGGCGTCGGTCGTCGCGGCCAGCTTGCGCAGTCGCGCGATAGCGTCGGGGTCGCCGATACCGGCGAGCACGTACTCGGCGACCAGGTGAATGTTGGCGTCCTGGTTGAGGTCCATGCCCGCCCAGGTGTCGACGAGCCCCTCGCCCACCGCGCGCAACTGGCTGCGGCTCGGGAACTTCTTGCGCAGCTCGCCGGTGCCCGGTGCTGCCAGCCACCGCAGCATATCGAGCATTTCTCGCTGCTCGGCAGCGGTCAGTGCAGACATGAAATCATCGCCTCCGTTAAGGATCTTGAGTAGGTCGGCACCCATCGCCAGGGCGCCGTTGTATCGGGTGCGGCGGTCGTCGATTCCGTTCTGACCGCCGTTGACGTACTGCGTTGCACGCACCAGGTCGCGGGCGTCGGCCGCGTCGTTCATCGGGCGTTGCGTCGTCCAGTACCAGACGACGCCGACGAATCCGTAACGGTCGCCGCGCAATTCGTCGGGGTTGTCGACGAAATAGGTCGGCGTCGGCACGAGGCCCTTGTCGTAGGCCCACCGCGACAGCACCGTGAAGTTGTGCCGCCCGGTCACCTGGATAGGCCCGGCGCCGCGGAACCTGTACCCGTCGCCGGGCTGCGTGTTGCCGAGGTCGATGCGGCCCTCGTAGCCCTGCTGTGCGGCCGTCGGCCCCCACAGCTCACTCATGAACTTGAGGCCGACCGACTCGTGCCCAACCTGCGCGCCCCACATGGCGATACGGGGCTCGGTCGTGCACTCGCACTCGGCGAGGCACTGCTGCACTGCGGGCAGTAGTGCCTGATACCGCGCGAACGGCAGCGAGCCGCCCATCAGTCGCATGAGAGCGTCGGCCGCCTGCGCGTCGGCGTCGATCGGGGCCTCGGGGCCGTCGGGGTGGTCGACGTCTGCGAAGGCGTAGCCCTTCGGCGGGATCAGCGACGCGCACTGATCGAACGAGATCCAATAGCCTTGCGGCTGAAAGCCACTGTCAGCGATCCACACCGCACGCGCGGCCGGGTTGTCGTCGTAGCCCATCGCTGCGACGTAGTGGTACACCGTGCCGCCGCCATACCGGGGGCTCACGCTGTTCTTGACGCCGCGCGGGTAGTTGCTCGGCGGGGCGACCCAGTTCATAACCACGCCGTAACCGGCGTCGATCGAGCGCTTGAGGTTGCGCCACAACGTCTCTCGCTGGTCGGCCGTCGGCGGGTCGTTCTCGATGTACACCGACGTGTACCGGGCGTCAGGCACCCGCAGATCGAGAATGCGCTCGATCAGGCCGACGTAATCAGTGCCGCGCACCGTGGTGCCAATTTCGCGGGCGAGGGTCGCCTCGGGCACGACCAGGCCGCGGGAGTTGAGCACGATCTGCGTTGCGGCGGGGCCGCACCAGTACCCCGTTTCCTGCGGGACGATCGACCGATCGTAGGGCAGTACCTTTTCCATATTCGGTTGTCTCCGTTCTTAAACCGGGTCGCCGTAGGTGTGCGTCGGGGTCACGTCAATGACGCCGTTCGCGTTGAGGGTCGCGCCGGGGCTCAGGGCCTTGCCGTACAGAAATGTGCCGTCGGCCTTGCGCACGGCGTAGTGCGTAACCGCCACGCCCGCGGGCACGTTCATCTGCTGCGTGGCGCCGGTTGCCTTGGCCTTGCCGTCGTCGGCGCCGCCGGACACGATCGCCGGGGCGCCCCACGCGAACGTCTTGCGGCCGTACCCGCCGCCGGTAATTTCGTTGGCGCCCGTCTTGCCGGGGTCGCCGCTGTGCAGGCTCAGCAGGTTGCCCTGCGCGAGGATCGCAGCCAGGGTGTCGAGCTTGAATTGATCTGCGGCAGCCACAGAATGCTCCTATTCAGTTGTTTGCCGACCCGAGGCTGCACCGCAGGTCAGGGTGTGAATCCGGCGTTTGGCCGGCGGTTGCTACTGGTATGCGCGGAACCACGCGGCGCCTGGCGCGCCGACGCCGCCGGGGGAACCCACGAAAGCGCCGCCGTCACCGCCTCGGCCGCCGCCGCCGGGCGAGTTGCCCGGTGTGCCGTTGCCGCTGTTCGTTGCGGCGCCGCCGACGTACAGCAGGCCGTTGAAGGTGAAATTGCCGGGGCTGTCGCCAGGTTGGTGCAGCAGGCCGATCCGCTCGCGGTGCAGGCCGCCCGCGGCACTCAGACCCGCCCAGCCCTCGGCCTGCGCCGTTGTTGGGTTGCCGTCCGTGGCGATACCGCCGACGACGGCGCCACCGCCCGGCGTGCCGCCAGCTCGCACGGTGCAGACGATCGCGGCCAGGGTCAGCGGGATATGCACGCCACGCTCCAACGTGACCGCCACCCACTTGCCGCCCTCGCCGCCATGCCCGGCAGCCAGTGCTGCAGATCCGCCGTTGCCGCCTGCGCCTGCGCCGACGAGGATCACGTCGACATACCGGCACCAATACGGGATCGGGAACTCGAAAGTTCCGACCGTTGCGAACTGTTGTGAAACCGGCGACATTGCCGGGAACGCCGTCGAGGCCGACGTGCCGCTCGTCGACGCTGCAGGCGCCACGGTCCGCAGCACCGCGGCGGCCGACGTCGTGCTGACGTTCAGCGCCGAGGCCACGGCCTTGACAACTGCCGACGCCCTGGTCGTGCTCGTGCTCTCCGCGGGGGCCGCGGTGAAATAGTGCTCTCGCGCCGACGCCGACGAGCTGCTCGCGCTGGCGGCCGGGGCCGTCATGCGCAGTAGGGCCGCAGCGTCGCTGTGTGAAACGCTCAGCGCCGCAGCCGTTGCGCGGATAGCGAGGGCCGCCTCGGTGGTCGAGACGCTCAGGGCCGCCGCCAGCTCGTGCACGATCGGCCGCCATACCGAGCCGGGGCGCGGGGGCGCCGGTGCGGCGGGCGACGTTGCCCAACCGCTACCGGCACGCGCTGACGGCTGCGGGTCGGTACCCCATCCCGCCATAGCGCCCCCTCTCAGTCGTCCTCGGATTGCCGGGCGACCATCCACGCCGCGCCTCGGCCACCTGCCGAGCCCGCCGAGTAGGAGAACCCGCCAGCACCGCCGCCGCCCGGCGTACTGCCCGGCGCGTAGGACGCATCAGGGCCGCCGAAATACGTTGCGCCGCGGTACTGGTGGTTCGGCGCACCCATGCCCGCCGAGGCCGTGTTGGGGTTGTTGCTGTTGTGAACCGGGCCGGGGCCGCCGTGCTGGCCTCCGGTCGCCGTAGCGATGCCGATAGACCCGTCTGGCTTGCGCCAGGTGAGGGCCGTTGGCGAGCCGTCGCGGCCAGCGTTGGCGTTGAGCGGGCCGCCCGCGCCGCCCTCACCAATGTTGACGGTGATTGTCGTTGCGTCCTCTGCGAAGTCGACGCCCCGCACAAGCGTTACGGCGATCCAGTGCCCACACTCGCCGCCCTGCCCGGTGAGGAAGTTCGCCGAGCTGCCGCCACCGCCGCCGCCACCGCAGGCGATCACGTCAACGTAGTTGGCCCACAACGGAATTTCGTACGTGTGCTGTCCAACCTGGTCGAACTCGGTAGCAGTCGGGGGCTGATAGCCCGGCGGCACGTTGCTTATGCCGATCGACACCCACGGCACCGTGCCCGTCCACGAGACAAGCTCGGCCGGAATGGTCGCCGGTGCCCGCCCACCCAGCGCGGCACCGCGCACGGCACCAAGGTGTTTGGTGTTCGCCGACGGGTGAACCGGCACCCACGACGTGACACACCCGGCGATGTTGTATGCGTTGGCGCCCTCGACGACAAACTCGACCGCCAGAACGTCGCCGGGGTCGACCTCGGTTTGGTCGGTGCCCGCGAAAACGTACATTTCCCAGCCGATCGTGGCCTGTAGCTGGTTGCTCAGATTCGGCGAGGTGTGCAGGTGCACGAGGTTGCCCTCGGCGTCCATCTGGTACACGTTCACGTAGAAGGCGTCAGGGGTGCCGTAGCCGAGCCACTGCACAAAGCCCTTGGTGGCCGACTCGCCGCAGCGAATGAACGCCATGCGGGCGTTCTGCGCCGTTATCGGGATCGTCGGTGCCCCTGTGCCGTAGGCAATGTCAGTCAACGGGAACGACACCTCGACGGTATCGGCGAGGCCCCAATGTGCCGGTTTGTTGCGCCGTTCACTGAGGATGCCCGCGTGCATCGTCGCCAGGTGCACCGCGGTCTGAATGTCGTTCGACGTTTCCTGCGCGGCCTGCGCCAGCGACGAGAACGATTTGCCTTGCCCGGTTTGGCGCCGAAAGCCCGACCACAGGTAGTCGATCGCCTGCTGAATCGTGTCGCCGATATTCTCGATTCCCTCGATACCGGCGACGACCGCCGGGGGAAGCTGCGGCATGTTGTCGACGTTCACGAGCTGCGAGGCGTCGAAAAGGCCGTCAGGTGTCAAGTGCAGCAACCGATTCCACAAGTCCTCGATTGCCCCGCCGACGCCGCCCTTGATGCCGTTGAGCATCGCCTGCCATTGGTTTTGCAGGAAGTCGAGGAACTGCTTAGCCGCGGCCTCGGCCGAGTCAAACGCTGCTTTCAGCTCGGCGACCAGGCCCTCAACGGCGGTCTTGGGCAGCAGGTTTGCGCCCAGGCTCGCGTTCAGCTCGTCGTACCACACATTGCCCGCGGTAGCGCCGTCGTTGACGATCAGACGGACGCGCACACTGTCGACGCCGGTGTCGGGCACGACGTACTGGCCGCCGATCTTCTGCCACGTCAGTTGCGTGCCGCTGGCGCCGTCTAACGCCTTGATCAGCACGCGCTGCTCGCCAGCGTCGCCGTACTCCATCAGCCCGATACCGACCGACCCGTCGGACGCCACGAGGCCCGCCCAGCGGACGAATCCCGCAATGTCGAGCTTCTGTTTCGGCTTGACCGGGATCAGGTCAATGCTCAGCAGTTCGGCGATCGTGCCGTCGGCGGTCGTGCGTGCCGACGCTGGCGCCGACTTGTACGTCGCGGTATCGCGGACCCAGCGGCCCGTCTCGTCGTCGATGGCGATTGCATCGGTAAACGAGCCGTTGGTCAGCAGGTTTGGCGACTCCTGCACGATCGAGCCGAGCGGGATCTGCGCCAGCCGCCGCGGGTCGATCAGGCCGAAAATCTGGCTGTTGACCCATGCCGCGAGGGCCTCAAGTGAGGCCAGCGGCGGGCCGACGTAGCCGAAAACCTTTGTCAGCGCCTCGATCAGCTTTGCAGGATCGAGGGCGCTGCCGATCAGGTCGCCGAGGCTGGCGACGAGCGCGGCCGGTGACGACAGGTCAATTCCGGTCAGTGTCTTGAAACCGTCAATCCACTGTTTCCACAGCATCGCCGGGTCGAGCTTGGGCAGGGTGCCGGGGTCGGGCGTCAGGCCAACGAGCGGGTTGCGGTCGATGACGAGGGAACGGCGATCAAAGACGGGAGGCACTTACCGACCTCCCGCCTGCGTGTTGCGCCAGGCCGACTCTGCAGTCAGCCATTCGATCTGAACCTCGGAAACCGCACCCACGCCGGTGAACTCGAACCACGTGTACGCATCGGCGGGCAGCGCCAGGTGCTCGGCAGCCTTCGGCGGTAGCTCGGTCCACGGCACCTCACGCTCGCCGTACTCGACGATCGTCAGGCCCATGTTTTCCGCTGCACGCTCGAACGACTCACGAGCCAGCCACCGCGCGAGGTCGAGGTCGACGCCCGGCTCAAGCGGCACGACTGTGCGGTAATTCTTGGTGTATGGCATGTGCAGCTATCCCCCTTGCGGCACAACGAGAATGGCGAGCTGCGCGCCCTTGCCGTTGAACACGTAGACGCCGAACAGGCCATCGTTGTAAAGGTTTACGTTGATCTGCGCGGCCTGACCGGCGGCGATGGTAGCGACGCCGTTGTCGGGGGCCACCGCGGTTGCGGGGTCGCCCGAGGTCGACCAGTGCGGCGAAATCGTCGACCACATCGACGAGTTGCCGAACCCGCGGCCGATCAGCTCGCCCGTCAGCGGGTCGCCGAGGCGCACCTCGACGCCGATCGTCAGCGGGTCGGCGTCCAGCTCAAGGCCAAACGCCTTGATGTGTCCGGTGACGTACGGGGTCCAAGCGAAGTCCTGCGGCTCGACCTGATACTGCAGGATCGGCTGCCGCTGCGCCGGGCCGGTGAACGGCGTAAACGCTGCCTCGGGAACCGAGTACAGGCGCGGGTGCTTGGCAGTGAAGTCGGACGGCTCCCACTTGGCTTTTACCGAGTTCCACACGAGCGTCTGCCCGTTGGTCGGCGGCTCGCTGTTGTCGTAGTCCGGTGCGCCGGTGATGTTCGTCGACGGGCCGACAGGCCCCTGCGGCGACAGCGCACGCACCTTGATGTGCGGGTTAAGCGAAGTGCCGGAACGAATTACCTCGTCCTTGACGCCGGGGCCGCGCTCCGACATTGGGATCGTCTCGAACTCGAACGAGATTTGAGGGGTGGCGCCGGGAGGCCCCGCCGGGCCGGGCCGCACCATCTGGAATTGCGTGCCGGTCCAGACGTAGACAACCGTGCCGATCCACCAGCCCTTGCCCTTGTCGTCCTCGCCGAGTTCGTCTTGCAGCTCGACCAGTTCAGTCGGGGATTCCAGCGCGGGCCACTGCAGATCAACCAGCGGGGCCGGGTCGCCCTTGTCGCCCTTGGGTCCGATCAGAACGTCGGTAGTGATCACGGCCTCGCCGTCGATCATTTCCAGCGTCGCCGACATGCCGCCGGGTGTGTTTCCGTCGCCGACGATGCCGTACCACGTGGCAGACAGGAGGGTCTGAAATAGCGCGACCGCATCGCCCGTCAGCCGGGGCGCAAGCTCGGCCATATGGTGCTCCTTATTCAGTTGTTTGCCGACCCGAGGCTGCGCCGCAGGTCAGGGTATGAATCCGACGTTTTGCCGGCGGTTGCTCAGTCGTCGAACGTGATCGACGTTTCGACGTGCCACGGGGCGCGCTCGTCGAGGTCGACGCCCTGGTCGTCGACGCCCGTCGGCGCCGGGGGCTCGCCGAGCGCCCGGCGTCGAAATTCGGCTTGGGCCGCCGCGGACAGGTGCGGGAGGTCGTCGAGGGTCGCGCCGTCTAGCTCGTCCTCGATCGAGTCGGGGGCGTCGAGCGGCACCCAGTCGACCGCATCCTCGACGACGCCGCCCGTCGGTGGCAGGCGCCGCTTCTTGATCACGGCCCGAGCCGGGTCGACGACACAACCAGCGCGCGCCAGGTGATACGCAATCACCGGCAAGAGAAATCGCACGTCGTACCGTCGACCGCGGCTGTCGACCGGATATGTGAGGGCCTCGGCAATGTCGTACATCGCGTCAACCGTCGAGTTGGCGCCCGGCACGTGTTCTGGCACGTCGGGCAGCGGCGGCAGTGTGGGAATTTCCACTAGAACATATCTCCTGATCCGAACAACATGCCAATGGCATTCCAGAACGCTGCGGCCGAGCGAGCCACCTGCGCTAGCGGGCTTTCCGATTCCGAGTCACTACCGATAGACAGGTCGAAAGTTTTCGGTGTCGTCTCGTTGTAGTGCAGCCGAATGGCTGATACCTGGTCGGTGTGGAAAATGCGATCTATTTCAAAGTTCGCGCGCCAACCGAGGTCGAAATCGTAATACAGCTGGAATTGCCCGCCGTTACGAACGGACACCTTGAACGCCTGATATGCCCGCGTTTTATGGTGTCCCTCAGCTAATGTCATTGCCGAGCTGACCGTGTATGCTGAGCCCGAGCCCTGCTCGAAATGTTCCAGGTAGCCGTAGGGACCGGAGCGCATCGCGCGCACTGGGTCGGTTACCTGAATATAGGCCAGCAAAATATTGTCAGCCTGCCCCTGATAAATTTCCTCCAAACCCGAGCTGCCCGGTTGCTGATATGCACCAGCCGGGCCAGCTTGGATAATTGCGGAAATTTGAGAAAGGGCGTACTTAATGGCAAATGTCTGAACTTGATTTACCCAGCCAGGACTACGGCCGCCCGTGAGAATTTTCTGCGCCTTTGCACGAAACATGCTGTGCTCAGACGAGATAATCGACGAATATTCGTGATCCCGAAATGTAATATCCGGCGGCGCCGGGGCGACGCCCAGCAGCTTGCGGATAAACGGATCGTCCACACCGTCGCCGTCACGGTCGACGTGCACCAGGGTGCTGAGAATGTTGTCGGCCGACACTGCAATGAGGTCGAGCACGCCGTCGATCGCCGTGCCGGTGACCCCGGTCGTGCCGCTCATGTCCTCGACTGCCAGCACGATGCAGTTGCGCGTCGGCCTGGCGAGCTTCTCGCCGACGATCGCCGCCAGCTCGGGGTGCGGGCTGTCCTCGTCCTCTTCCAGCCAGCAGTACGCGCGAACGTGACACCCGGCGTACTTGAGCAGTGCGTCGCACACGTCGTGCGCGTTCGACCACCTCGACATGAGCACGCTCGTGCGCGACCGATCGAATAGTGGATTGACGAACTGCATTTGAACCGGCCAGTTCAGCGGGTTGAGGTTGGCGAGGTTGGACGCCTGCCCGATCCACGCGCCGGGATTCATCACCTGCGACGGCAGGGCCAGCAAGGGCCAGTAGTTGCGCGCCAGGTTGATGAAACCCGTTGTGCTCACGATCGTTCGGGTGTTGCCCGGCAGCAGCCAGGCGCGCATAGGCTGCACCTCGGGCAAGCTGAACGGCGTCGCCCCGAATAGCAGGTGCTTCCAGTGCTCGCGGTTGTGCGCGCACTCCAATGTGACTGTGCGTTGACCGTTCTCGTTGCGGGCAACCCGCACGTTGGTGACCTTGGCGTGCCACCGCCGCCGCCAGTTGCGCCGGTGCGGGTACGGGTCGATCGTGACGTGCAGATCCTCCTCGCGGCGCACGTCGGTACGCATGAACTCGACGAGCCAGTCGTCGCCGCGCAGCACAATGTCGCCCTGCCCGGTGTCGTGCAGCATTTCCTCGGCGTCGACCGACTTCTCAGCCGCCACGGTGCCGATGTACTTAAACGCCTTGTCCCACAGACGAATGAGTGGCTTCTCGCGGGCCTCGGCGTCGATCAGCTCGCGCTTGAGGTCGAGATACCGAAACGCCTCGATCGGATTCTTGACGGGATCGGGAACGCCGTTAGCGCCACACGCTGGTGGCACCCACAGCTTGCGGCCATTCTGTACATACATCTATGACCACGCCATCCGGTAGTGCTGCGGCATGACGCACGTAATCGACCCTTTCGGGTTGTCGTGCCGCACTTTGATATTGGCGACCGTGCGCGGCGGAATCTTGCCGTCGAACCCGATGCCGCCGGGAATGCGGCGCTGCGCCGGGAGGCGCGCGGCCGTCACGTCGTGCAGCAGCAGCTCAAGCAACTGCGACCCGCGCAGATACTTGTAGAGCTGCCCGTCAACCGGGTCTTTCTCGGTTGTGATCGTGCGCTTAGTCGGATCGGTGTCGACGAGCATGTACTCGCCGTCCGTCTCGTAGAACTTGGGCAGCTTGATCATCTGCCCGTCGTTGCCGTCCTGAATCCACGCCTGCCCGTGCCCCTTAACGAGGTACTTCGGCCACGACTCCCAAGTGCCGCGGTTCGGACACTGGATAATCCCCTGCGCCACACCGTCGTTCGCCACGACATTCTCGAGGTCGGACAGCCACGCCTTGCTCAGCGTCCGCTTGGCGTAGAACGGCCAGGGGGCGTGCAGCACGATGTTGTACTGCTGAGAGTTGTTGTCGTGCGCTACCGGGTCGATCTTGAGGGAGGTTTTCGACGCCTCGGCCAGGATCACGGCCAGCCACCGCCAGCCGTGCGTGCGGGTGAACGAGCCCAGGAAACCGGGCTGCGTCTCCGACAGCGACGACCACCACGAGTCCTCAATCAGCCGGTACGAGAACGGGTTAGGCTCCTCGACCCGCTCGGCGTTGCCGTTGGGCTGGATGACTACGCCGAGGCTGATCGTGCGTTTCTTGTAGTTGATCCGCTCAGGCTTGGCGCCGATCGTATAAGCGCCCTCGCTGTACAGAATTTCAAACTCGGGCTGCATGACGCCCTCAAGTTCCTTGGCCAGCACGACGCCCTCACGGCCGCGCATAGGCCCGGCGAGGTGCCACACCTTGTTGTTGCTCGGGTGGATATAGACCCACTTCGTCTGCGTTGACCGCAGGTACTCGCCGTTACGGCCGAGGTCGCCCCAGTGCGACATACGCCGCCAGCTCGGGTGCGCCGGATTCTCGGGGCCGTACAGCGGTCGCCCGTAGGCGTCATCTGTGTACCGCGGCGGATCGAGATAGAAATCGTCATGGATGCCGCCAAGCGTCACGGCTCACTCACCCCGTTATTCAGTTGTGAAAGTTCGATAGCTGGCGCGACGAGCCGCCGCAGGTCAGAGACCAGATCGGCGGCTCGCCGGCCGTTAGCTGCTTACTTCGTGTTGGAGCTGCCGCTGTAGCGCGAACGCGCATTCAGCTCGGTGCGGAACTCGGTTCGCAGCGCTTGCGGGTCCATGCCCACGGGGCCGTTGAAATTCACGTCTCCCGCCGGGCCGGGTGCAGCTCCCCCGCCCTGCCCGTGCTGCGTGGTGTCCGGTGCGAACGCACTCATGGCGTTGGCGACGCCCTCGGCGATCGAGGGGCCACCGCCTGCAATCGCCGGGTTGAACTGACCGGGCGCCAGCGCGGGGCTGCCGCTCTGAGGTGTCCAACCGGCCGCAGGATCGCCCACAGCGCCCGGAAGCGCTGCCATGAGGCCATCGAGCCCGACCGCCTGGCCCACGCCGTCAGCGAAGCCACCAGGGCTCGTCGCGGCGCCGGTGCCGTTGGCGAGCAGGCCGCCCGCGTAGTTCACGCCCGCCATGAGCGACTTAACCGTCGGCCACTCAAGCGGATTGCTGAACAGCGACCCGTCGAGGCCGATCGACTCAAGCGCCCCCGACACGAACGTCTTGCCAAAGTCCGCGCCAGACAGGCCGTCGCCACTCGACGACGACGAGCCCTCTTTGAACTTGCCCTTAGTGCGCAGTTCCTCGTCGGCGCTCATTGCGTCGGTCACCTTGTCGTGCGCCTTGGCCTGCCGCTCCTTGGCGTCGGCCAGCTCGCGGTTGGCGACGTCGAGCGAGTGCTGAGCGTCGTCGACGCCCTTGCCCTTGCTCTTGGCCTCGTCGAGCCGCGTCTGCGCCTTGTCGCGCCGATAGGTGGCGTCGTCGACGGCCTGGTCGGCGTTCTTGGCAGACGTGCGGGCAGTGTCGACCTTGCGCGACGACGCGCTCAACTGCGAGCTTGTCGCCGGGGTGTACGTACCGGCACCGCGGGCCGAGGTGCTCGACCCGACCGTCGGCGCCCCGCCGTCGAGGCCCGTAAACGCCTCGGGTGGCAGGTGCATACGGTTGGTGAACTCAGAATCAGCCGCACCCGCAGCCGAGCCACCAAACTGCCCGTTGCCGCGCGCACCGCCCATTTCAAAGTTCGTGCCATCCGGCAGCGTTGCCGCAGTGTGCCCGCCGCCAGGGCCGCCGTTGTACCAACCGATTTGCAGCGAGCCCGTCGGGCCGAGGCCAGGCTTAAACCCACGTGCAGCCAGCTCGTCGCCCTCGGTCGCCGTCGCAAAACGAGATCCGAACGGCGACCGGCCGGTCGCGTAGTTGGCGATCGCCGAGACAGCACCGGAGCAGTCGCCCCAGTTGGTGCCACCCCACACGTACGGCTTGCCCTCGACGCCACGCGCGAAATCGACCAGCTCGTCGGCCGACACGAGGCCGCCGTCGGCGAACCGCGGCAGCAGCTTGCCCAGCACGTCACTCAGCGGCATACCGGCGTTGAGCGCCTGCAGCAGCGGGAGGTACTGAGCGGTCGTGCGGGCGTTGGTGACAAACTCGCCGTTAGCCACGCGGACCATTGCCGGGAACCCGAGAATGCTGTCGCTCGTGCCGGTACCGGGGCCGTTGATCTGGCCGCCGTTGGCGTACCGTGCCATTCCGCCCTCGATGTAGCCACCGCTGGCAGCGCCGCCCAGGCCGAACGCCCGCAGCACCGTGCCGCCCGCACCCTTGAGTGCGTCCGCGACAGTTCCAATGCCGCCCACGATCTTGTCCCAGATGCCGCCAATAGCCGACCACACCGACGTCACAACGTCTTTCACGGCGTTGAACGCGGCCACGACGCCATCCTTGAACGCGCCTACCTTGGTGCCGATCGTGTCGAGCACCGTTGTGAACGCATCCCAGACGACTTTTGCGCCCTTCCAGAATGTTTCGACGGCGCCCTTGATGCCCTCAAAGGCAGGCACCGCGACGTTCTGCCACAGCCACGTGAGCTTTTCGCCGAGCCAGTCAAATGCGACCTTGAGCCAGTCCCAGACCACGACCGCCGTCGTCTTAATCCCGGTCCAAATCTTGTCCCAGAGCTTGCGGCCGGTTTCCGTCTTGGTGAAGAACGCCCACAATGCAACGCCGATAGCGACCACCGCGGCGATCACGAGGCCGATCGGGTTTGCAGTCAGGGCCGCATTCCAAAGCCATTGCGCCGCTGCGGCTGCGCGACTGGCGACCGCCGAGGCCATCGCTGCGATACGCGAGCGGACCGAGGTTGCGGCGTTCGCGTTCTGCGCGACCGTGTTTGTGCCCTGAGCGCCAGTGTTCGCCACCAGGGCGGCCGTGTGCTGTGTCATCGCGGCGGCGAGCTGCCGCTGCGCTTGCGCCTGCAGGAGAATGACCGGGCTACGAATCAGGTTGAACGTCGCCGTATACGCCTGCATGAAAGGTGCAGCCGCCGCAGTCGCAGCGCGCACCGCCAGGAACGCCACAGCGAGACCGCCGATAACCGGCACAGCCCACGAGGCGTTATCCGCAACGAATTTCAGCGCCCCGGCGAGCAGGTTCAGCGCGGGCGTGAGGACACCGCTAAGCGTCGCCGGGCCAATCTCGGCGATCGTCCGACCGAACTGCGCGAATGCCGATCCGACGCCTTCCAGCGCCGGGCCAGCCTGCTGCAGCGCCGGGCCGAGCTTGCCGACAGAATCCGAAATCGACTGCAGCGCATCGCCCCGACCCTCGCCGGTGCGCAACGCCTGCACGCGGTCGACCAATCGGCCCATCCAGTCAATGACGTTCTGAATGCCGCCGTTGTCGAGCCATGCCGTGATCTTGTTGCCGAGGTCAGTTGCCCACGGCCCGATAATCGCCGTCAACTGCGCGGTGTACGGCTTGATCGCCGTCGTGATCTTGTCGAACGCGCCAGTGAACGCGAGCGTCAGCGGTGAGACGGCCGAGAAGATCGGCCCCGCCAGCTCGGCGCCGAAACGCGAGTAGGCCGCCTTGAGGTTGGACAACTGGCCGCGGATACTGCCACCCATGTTCTGAGCGGCGCCGCCGATACGCTCGGCAACGACCTTCTGGAATGTCGCAGCGTCGACCTTGCCCTCGCTGACCATCTTTGACAGCGCTTCGCCGGTGACGCCGTATTCCTCTTGTAGCCACTGGAATACAGGCAGGCCGCGATCAGAAAGCATGTTGAGGTCGCCGGTAAACGCCTTACCCGACGTCTGCACCTTGTTGAAGATCGAACCCATATCGGCCAGCGAGGTGCCCGCAATGGCCGCGGTGTCGCCCACCAGCTTGAGGTAGCCGGTCAGTTGCTCGCCCGGCTTGATCCCGGCGGCCACCGCGGAGGCTGCCGTGGTGGCTGCCTCGTCGAGGCCGAACGCCGTACCCTTGACCGCGACCAGGGCGTTATCCATGATCGACTGCACCTGCTCGGCACTGTTGCCGAGGCCCTGCAGCTTGAACTTCGCATCGTCGATCGCCGTCAACCGACTGATACCGGCGTGCAGGGCGCCTGCGATGCCCGCGGCGGCGACCGTGCCGCCAACAACCGCTGTCGCCTTGAGTCCGGTCGCAATCATGCTGCCGACGTTGCGGCCCAGATTCATTGCACCGCTCGTGAGGTTCGACGCGAGCTGCGACCCGAGGCCGCGGCCGACGTCGGCCGACTGCAGGCCCGCGTTAATCTCGCTGCCTGCCTGCTGCCCTACCGAGCGAGCACCGTCGGCCCGCAGGAACCGGCCAATGCCAGTGCCGCCGCGGGCCGACTGCTCGATTCCGTCCTGCATGTCGCGCCCGACCCGGCGGCCTGCCTCAGTGGCGCCGCGGGTGTCGAGCTTGGGCTGCAGTGTCAGATCCTTTTCGGCGCCCTTCATGGCCGAGCGGATACCGGGAACGAGCTTGCTCGTCTCGGGCAGAACGGTGAGGTAATACGTTGCGGACATTTACGCCCCCTTGCTCTTGCCCTTTTTTCGCTCACGCCAACGCTTTTCGCGTTCGGCGCGCATTTCTAGGAACTTGCCGACCGTTGTCTTGGTCGCCACAGTCGAGCCAACTTGGACGTACTCGCCGCCGTCGGTGGCCTTTTCGTCGTCGCCGGGCCGCGGGAAAAGCTCGGGCACATGTCGCGGATTCGGCTTGGTTGCATCCTCGGTGCGCTGCCACAAGCCCACCCGCAGCGCGTCAATGACGTGCGCGAGCAGGTAATCGGTTGTATTCCACCCCTTTTCAAAGGCATGGAAGATTGCCGACGTTGGCGGCGACGCGAAAATGAATGCGTACAGGTCGTCCCACGACATAGTGCCGTCGTCGAACTCGCGCCCGGCGACGATCAGGTCACGCCGTATTGCGTCCTCTACCTGGCGCGCCGCCGCGCAGACCTGCGAGATTTTCCCTCGATCAGCCCGCCGTCGCGGCCCCAGCGCTCCACGAAGTCGTCCCACGGCTTCTGCTGCAGGCTGTCGAGAATTTCGAGAGCCCGGTCGCTGGCGTGCATTTCGATCAGAGCGAACGTGCGCTCAAGGTCGGACAGGTGCGCGTGCTGGCGAATCCATCCCGGCGGGGGCTTGCGCAGGCAGCGCTTGACGGCGATCGTTGCGCCCTCGGGGAACTCGGCGACGCCGTAGTCGGCATCGAAGTCGTCAGCGTCGAACTTGCCGACGAACAGCTCGGTGCCCTCGTCGTAGTCGTCGGCCCAGTCCTCGGCGATGCTGGCCTGCTCATCGCCGGAAGCCACGACAGCCTCGGCGGCGTCGTCGACGTCGGTCAGGTCGTTGGTCTTGGTCTCTTTTGCCATGCTGGTACTGCCTCTCTGGTGTGTTTCCTGGTGTGTCCCTGGTGTTTTGGTAGAACGAGAGAGCACCCCGCGCGCCACCAGGAAAACGCGCGGGGTGCTGGCCTATCGAGCGACTAGGCGGCCACGATCTGACCGTCGTCGCTGTACTGGATGACGTGATTGCCGTCGGTGCCCTTGAGCACCTTGAACGTCGGCTCGAACGCCATCGGGGCGTTGTGCACGAGCTTGATGTCAGCCAGGCCCGAAAGCTGCGCGATCTGCGCGACCTGCCGAATGATCTTGTCCTCGTACACCGAATCGAGCACCAGGCTGCACCGCTTGGGCAGCTTGGAGTTGATCAGCACTTTCATGCGGGCGCCGTGCGCCTCGGTAGCCGCCGCGGTCGAGACGTTGCCCGCGCCGAAAATGGCCGCGTTGACCTCGGGCGACAGCACCTGAAACAGGCTCATGCTGTACTCGATGCTGAACTTGTCTCGCAGCGCCCCGATTTCGTCGCCGCCCCACACCTCAATGGGTGTGGTCTGGCTGTCGATCTTGACGGTAACGCCGTCAGCCGACACGAAACCCAGGTTCTTGAATGCCGCCTCAAGGGGCTCGTCGACGTCGGTCGGCAGCTTGGTGCCGAACGGCGCGAACCAAAGGCCGCCAACGGTTTCCAGGTCCGACGGCGACGCTGCGAACACCTTGGTGGCGTCGCCCAGCGCCGAGGGCGGAGTGGGCTGCGTCATGTTGTCTCCTATTCAGTTGTGTTTGCTGCCGAATGCGGGCAGCGCGCATCGCCGCACGTCAAGCGCGGTTCTCGAGGTCGGCCGGCAACGGCCGGCGACTTAGCTGCGCTCGGGGCGCAGGCCGATCGTCCAGAACACTGCCGACTGATAGCCGGGCAGCGGTACGCGCCGGTCGTCGAACTCGGCAGGCCCGTATTCGTGTGTGGCGCCGGTGATCCACACCTCGCCCTCGTCGGGCACGACGACCTTGCGGTGCACGGCGTGCAGCAGCAGCCGGTGCAGCAGATCGGCGTTGCGCTCCAAGCGCACGAGGTCGTTGTCGTACACCCGCACCCGAATGAGGCTGTGCTGCAGGAACACCTCGGTACTCGTGCCGGGCCGCGACAGGATCGCGTACGACGTTGGCGAGCCCTCGGGCACCGTCTGCTGCTCGACGATCAACGGATTGTTGCGGGCAGCCAGCTCGTCGAGCAGGTACCGGCGTGCGGCCGTCAGCGGGCCGACCGGCGGAACGAGTACCGTCACCGCGGCCCCGATTCCGCAGACACCTGCATCAGCGGCGCTATGTCGTTCTCGACGCCGATCGCTGCGCCCTCAGCACGCACATACACGCGCACACGGTCGCGGCCGTGCACGGTCTCGGTCACGTAATCGTCACCGGCGCCGGGAGTGTGGGCGTTGGCCTTGGCCGCCGCCTTGTCGCGCAGCTTGCCGCCGAGCTTCTCGCACGCCTTGGTGAGGTCGGGCAGGTTGCGGATCTTGCGGTGCTCAGAGAACGGCAGATCAAGCGGACGGTAAGGCACGTTTCTCCACCTTTCGCAGCGTCACGAGGTAGCCGGGCCGGAACCCGAACGGGCCGCTGTTGTAGTCGTCGACGTCGCCGTACACCTTGAACTCACGGCCGTGCCAGTCCTTGACCAGATCGCCATGCGCCCAATCGCTTTCGGGTGTCGCCATCGTGTACTCGACGACGACCTGATCGGAGTTGGCCGCCGCGGTGCCAGGCTCGTTGACCCGCTTGCGCAGGCTCGACACCATGCGGCGTCGAGTGCGTGGCTCGGTCTTGGCCTGGCCCGCGGCGTTCTCGCCGACCTTGACGTACGTCGTGTGTTGCACTTCCCACGGGGTCGGCAGGCTCACGGGTACCTCTCGCTGCTCATGGGAACCGAGACAGCGCTGCGCTTCCAGGGCCGCAGGCGTGTCTTTTGCGCGGCCGTCAGGTAGCAGCCCGGCGATCCGGCGCCGGGTGTGAACTTCACGCCGAACCCGTCAGCTTGCAGGCTCTCCGTCTCCGGCAGCAGTTCCTTCGGCTTCGTGAGCGCTGTCGCTGCCACCGAGGCCGTCACCCTGGTGATCGTCGGGGGCGTCGGGCTCGGCACCTCCCCCGGCCACAGGTGCCCCGTCACTAGGTCGGTCGCCTCCTGCAGGAGGTCGGTTACGTCCTCGGCCGCGAGAGCTTCCGCCAGCTCGGGCTTTCCCATTGCCCGCAGAGCTGCCTTTACGTCGTCCAGACTTGCCAGCACCGGCCACCCCCTCGTGTTCGATCCAGTTCGGGTTGCCCTCGACGAGGGCGGCCAGCAAGGTGCCTTTCGGCGCCCCGATGACCGCCCCCGTCAGGGTGTGGCGATACCGCACTACTCGCCCGCGGGCGGCGTCACGTCAGGGGTGACAACACCGACCGGAGTCTTGTTGGAGCCCATCGCGGTTGCGGAGACGCCCAGCACGTACGCGAACCGTGCCTTGAGACGCAGCGCCACCATGTCGCGCTCGGCGAGGTTGATCTGATTCTCGCCGGTGCCGAGGGTCGCCTGATCCAGGAACTTCACGGTGATGTCCTGGCGCACACCGATCTTGACGCGCGAGGAGTCGGCGATGAAGGCCACCGCGGACTCGGGCGACCACGCGCCGTTGCGGTTGAAATGGGTATTGAAGCCCAGGAACGAACCGTCACGGAACGCGAGGTTTCCGTCGGCGTCACGGACGTTGGCGACCTGGTACCGCAGCGCCAGGCTCGACAGCAGGGTGTCGGGAGCCCAACCGGCGAGGGCGACCTGCTCGGCGACCTTGTTGGAGGCGCCCACGAGGTCGTACTCGTTGGCGACACCGGAAACGTGGGCGATGGCCTGCCCGGCGTCGGTGGCGGCCTTGAGCAGCGCCGGGGAGACCCACGAGGCAGGCTTGTCGATGCCGAACATGACGGCCTGGTCGAGCTTCTTGCCGATCGCCTGGCCGCCCTGCTCGGCGACCTCGGTCAGCAGTTCGACAGTGGCGTCGTCGATCACGGCCTCGGGCACCGGAATGATCACGGCGACCTCTTCGGCGACCAGCGTGCGGTTCGCCCAGGTGACCTTGCTCGTCTTGATGACGCCCTCGGGGTCGGTGGCGGATTCGCCGACCCAATCGGCCTCGGGCAGGGTCGCCAGGACCGGCAGGTGCGTGGTCTTGGTGCCCATGTTGACGTTCTGGAATGCCGACAGCACGGTGCTGCCCTGCTTGGCGGCGGCCAGCAGCGAGTGGCTGTAACCCTCTTCGATCAGGGTTGCGACCTCGGCGCGGGAAATGTCAGCCATAACGGCCTCTCTCTCTATTCAGTTGTGATCAACCGCCGAGGTCGGTCCTCGTGCGGAAGTGTTGGGAAGTGGGTACTACTTGCCAGAACGCAAGCGCCGCAACGCTTCTACGGCGCGCACCTTCGGGTCGGTCGAACCGCCGTCGGAGCCGGTTGCGCCGCTCTTGAACCCGCCGCCACTACCGGCCGGGTTGCGCTTCTGCTGCTTGGGCTGCTCGGGCGGCTTGGGGGCGTTCTCGTCGCGCCAGGCGATCAGCGCGTCAGCCGAGGCGATCAGTTCGGCCTCGGTCTTGCCGACCAGCGAGGCGACCGGCACGCGCTTGCCCTCGCGGTTGGCGACCTTGTCGCGCAGCCGTTCAAACTCGACGGTCTCGGCGCGGGCCTCGGCCGCCGCGGCGCGGTCGAGAGCCTTTTGCAGCTCGGTCTTTTCGCCGTCCTTGATCGTCTGCAGCTCGTTGGCGGCAGTCTGCAGCGGGGCGAGCATGGCGTCGACCTCGGCCTGCGTGTACGCCTTCGGGGTGTCGACCTTCGGGGCGTCGGTGGCGGCCGGGGCGCCGCCTTCGGGGGCCTCGGTGCCTTCGCCGCCGTCGGCGCCTTCGGTCGGGGTGATTTCGGACATTTCGTGTGTCTCCTATTCAGTTGTGGGTCGTGCGTCAGTTCTTGCGGGCGTTGAGATATGCCTGCAGCGCGGGTGATTGCATGAGTCGGTCGGCGAGCATCTGGCGGTAACCTCGGCGCCACAGTCGAGCCGGGGCGCCGGTGCCGTCGTACGGGTTGGTGTCGCCGACGGCCGCCGCGCGACCGGCCTGGTACGCGGCGACCAGCTCGTCGCGGGTCATTGCAGAAAGTCCGACGTCATGGCGTTGCGCCAGTTGCCGCTACCAGAAAGCACCGCCTCCTTGAGTCCAGCGCGAGTGATGCGGCCGTGCTGGTCGAACCACTCGGCCATTTCCTCGGACATGTACTTGCGGGCCGTTGTCTCGTTGAGAGTCCACAGCTTTCGCGGGTCGATGTTGCGGCCGTCCACCCCGTAGGCCCGCTTGAGCATCTGCCCCTTCGTGGCGTCCTCGGCGGCGAAATACGCCTCTGTGACGCGCTCCTCGAACACCCAGCCGAGCAGCTCGTCGAACGATCGGCCCTCATGCCCAGCAGCGCGAGCCTCGGCCATGAAGTCGCGGCGCCGAATGAACTCGACCGTCAGGCCGAACGCCTCGGATTCCGCCTCTGCTGGATCCCAACCCTGCTCGATCAGCTCAAGCATCCGGTCGGTATTGGCCTCGGTTTCCGCTTGCTTCGCAGCAGCTTTCGCCGCTGCGCGTTCGGCGGCCTTCTTTTCGGCCGCTTCGAGCTTCTCCATTTCGGCGACCAGTGCGTCGATCGCTGCGTCGTCGCCAGCCTCGACGGCCGCCTGAAACTCGGCCTCTACCTCGTCGAGCGTCCGCTTTGCGGGCTTCGGCTTCGGCGTGGCAGCCGCGGGGGCCTCGACGACCTCGACGTCGAGCACGTCGTCGACCACCGGGGCGACCGGCGGGCGTTCGGGTGCCGCCTCAAGTGCTTTCATCGGCGGGCGGCCGTCGAGCGCCTGGCGGGCCTCGGGTGCGTCAATCGGCTTGAGGCCGACCCGTTCAGCGATCGCCGGGACTGGCTGACTGCCGCCGAGCACACGGGCGCCCGGCACGTCGAGGCGTTCTGACATGACGGACACCGGCACGCGAGGCGCCTCGGGTGCCTTGAACAGGTCGCCGATAATGCGGCCGAGGTCGTCGGCAGCCTGGCGTGCAGCCTGGCGAACGTCCTCACCGGCGGAACCGGCCACCGCGTCGATCAGCTTGCCCATCGCACGCGCGACGTCCTGCAGCTCGTCGACAACCTGACCGGCGTCACCGGCGGCCCCGACGATGGTTTGCGCCAGCTCTTGCGCGTCGGCGATCGGCTGCCGCAGCAGATCCGGTATTTCGCGGACGCCCTGAGCGATGCCCTGCGTTGCGTCGGCAGCGCCCTTGGCGCGGTCGATCAGTGCACGGCCGTCGTCGGCGATGTGCCGCGCGGTGTCGGTCGCTGCGCCGATCTGCTCGGACAGGTCCGACAGGCTGCGCACGTTGCGTGCGTCGCGCACCGTGTCGTGCACAGCCACGCGCGTATCCGTGAACAGCGTGCGCAGACCGGCAGCGACGAGGCCCACCTCGTCGAGCACGCCGCGCACCTCGTCGGCAATCTGCTTGGCGCCGTGCGCAACCTGCACCGTGCTGTCGATGGCCTGTGCGGCAATGTCCGCGGCCTGACGCGCACCGCCTGTGACCTGCGATGCGCTGCCGAGTGCCTTGTCGGCCGCGTCGACCACGCGCTTGACGTCGCGCACGACCGGAACGGCGCCGCCGAGCACCTTGTCGGCGACGTCGGTCACGAGCTTGACGCGCTGCGTGATGTGCGCCGCGGTGCTCACAACCTCGTCGGTGCGGGTGATGACCTGCTGCGCAGTGAGCACGTGCTCGTGCGCGATTGCGCCGTACGCTGCAGCACGCTCGTTGCCGGTGTCGACGAGGTGCTGCGCAGTGCGCACCGTTTCGCGCGGTGTGCTGCGCACGTCCTCGACCGGCTCAGCGGCCTTGCGGGGCCTGCCGGGCTTGCGCTTGGGCTTGCCGATCCGCTCGTCGGCGCGGGCCTCCATCAGCCGCGCGATTTCACCCGGCGGGCGTAGGTAGTTGTCGGGGCCGTAGGCCACCGCGTGGTAATCGTCGAGCCAGTCCTCGACGTACTCGGGTGGCGTGTAGCTGCCGCTGCGGACGGGCACGGCCAGGCACTTGCAATGGTCATGGCCCGCGGCGTCGGCCCGGTGCGGGGCCTGCGATGCGGTGCCCTTAGTGAGGTAGAGCCCCGGTGCGCCGCGCTCGCCCTGCGTCAGGATGCGCGTCGCCAGCATTCGGCAGAACCCGCAGGCGTTGGCCGAGGCGTACCTCGCCCACTTGACGCCCTCACGTTCTGCGTTGTCCAGCACGGTGCGCCGAGACGACTCGAACACCGACCGAGTTGCCGTGCCGCGCAGCGCAAGACCAGGGTTGCGCTGCAGTAGCGCCCAGCGTCCCGACGCCGCGAGCTGGCGGCGATCGGGCAGCGCGGCGGGCTCAGGCAGGAAGTCCTTTGCCGGGGCGAGTGCTTTTGTACCTGCGACCTGCGCGGCAACCAACTTCGCCGGCGTTTGCTCGCGGTACCACTGCGCCGTCATTTCGCCCGACGCCGACAGGAACGGGTCGAGCAACGTCGGGTAGACGTCGGTGATCACGGCCAGGCCCTCGGATCGGGTCAGGCCGCCGAGCCGCGGCATCATCCGGTCGACGGCGCCGCCCACCTCATCACTGAGACGGGCGAGCGCCCCCTGAAACTCCGGTACCGCTTTCGGCTCCGTCACCGTCGCCCCCTCCCCCGTCGGCGCTGGCGAGCGCCTGGTCGATCGGCGGGGCGTCGGGCAGCGACACCTCGGGAGCGGCGAGCAGCTTGTCGACGAGCGCCTGAACGCCGCCGCCGCGCATGGCTTCTTTGATCGCCTGAATGAGCTGCTGCGTCATGCCGGGCACGAGCGGCAGCAGGTACTCGATCGGCACGCCTTGCTGCGCGAGCTTCACGATTCCGTCAACGACGGCGCCGAACGAGCGGGCCTCGGTGTCACGCCAAATAACCTCGGCGGTCAGGTCGGGGCTCGTCGCCTCGTCGCTGTCCATTTCGACGGCCAGGCGCAGAACCTGCTCCCAGGACTCGCCGAAACTCTCGCGCTTGGTGGCGAGCTTCAACTGCTCGCGGTGCTCGGCCGCCGCCAGGGCGTCCGCGCTGATGTTCACGAGCTTGACCTGTGACGGATTAATCTGCGCTTCCATCACGACGTGCTGCACCATCTCGTCGAGCACGGCGTTATACGGCTCGACCGAGGCTGGCGGGAATGCCTGCGCCTTGACGTCGGGATCGTCAAACGTCCAGACCCGCAACGCCGATGCCTTGAGCACCTCGTTTTTGCTGCCGGTCCATCCGCTGATCACGCGCTGCGGGTTGGCGCCGAACCGGCTCACGATCAGCCGGTCGAAATTCACACAGTTGATTGCCTTCTGCATACCGATGTGCGGCTCGACCTCGCCGACGATCATGTCGTCGGCGTCGCGGTCGTTGACGAACCGGACAACCGGGCAGACGGGCTTGCCGTCCTCGGTGCCGTAATGCGGGATGATGTCCTCGACGTCGCGCAGCGTGACGGGCTTCGTCGCCACCTCGGGCCGCCCGGTCGACGTCAGCGGCAGCTCGCCGAGGTCGAGCTGATACATGTACCGCTCGTCGTACAGCACGCCCTTGCGGCGAGGCTTCGCGTCCTTCGTGGTGACCCACGTTTCGAGCGCGTACTGCGGCCAGTCGTCGAGCACCGCGTCGTCGTAGACGGCGATGAGCTGCCGCGGTGAGCGGCAACGAATTTCGGGCTTGCGGCCGTCGACGCCGGGCGTTACCACAGCGTAGGAGGCGCCGTACTTGACGGCCGGGCGATGCACCTCGGCCTGGCGGGCGTCCATCTTGTTCGCCTGCCAGATGCGCCACGCCGGATCATTCTCGGGCGCCGTCAGCGAGCGGTAGCCAACCACACTGAGCGACTGCGCGAACGAGTTACAGATCAGGCGCAGCACATTCTTTATCGACAGCTTGGCGAGTTCCTTCACCTCGTCGCTCGCCTCGTCGGGCACGCTCGGCACGCCACGCTCACCCTTGGTAAAGGCGTGGATATTGTCGAACGAGTCGCGCTCGGCGAGGTGCAGGGCGTACATGCGCTGCACCAGCTCGCCGATCGCCTCGGCGTCGAGCGCGTCGGCGGGCCAGTCGATTTCGTCGTCGGGCTCGTCGAGCTGGCGGTCGTCATAGGCAGCGGGAATCACACGGCCCCCTCTCATACGAACATCGCGCCGCCGCTGCGCTTGGGGGCGTCGAGCGCACCAAGCAGGGCCAGCGTCACGGCAACTAGCGGATGGATTACGCACGTCGGGTCTCGCCGGTCCCAGCCCCAGCCGCCCGCGTCGCGGATCGGCCGTTGCTTGGCGCCCTTGAGTGCCTCGGTGACGTCGAGCTGATCGCCGTGCGTGAGGGTCTCGCCCTCAGCGTTGTTCTTGAACAGGCCGCACGCCTTAGCCATGTCACCCGCATAGGTAATGCGGACCTTGACTTTTCGGCGTTTCAGCTCTGGCACAAGCGCTTTCGCCGGGCTCGCGTCGTCGATCACGACCGGGATGCGACGCCCGGCACGCTCGACGATGAACTCGACGGCCGCCGCGGTGTCGGTGCCAGCCCAGACCTGCTCGACGTGCCTCAGCTCGTCGTCGATCAGCCAGCAACCGCCGATTGAGATAGCGCCGCCGTGTGACATGTCCACGCCGAGGGACGCCGGTTTGGCGCCGGACTCGGGGCCGAGCGGGTCGGCCAGGTCGCGCCACAGGCTCGGCTTGATCACCTGCGCGTGCACGCTGATCTTGTCCCAGATGCCCATTGCCTCGCGCCTGAAACTGTCCCAGGACAACGCTTTACGCATACGGCGGATAGCGCGGGCAGACGTCCGGTGCGGGTAGCTCGGATTCATCTTGCGCCACGTCGACTCTTCGTCAGGGTCGTCGTTCTCGTCGGCCGAAATCTCTACGTACGCAACGTCGTCAGATTCGCCGTTGATCGCGTCCAGCCGCAGGTTGGTGAACACCTCGCCGGGGTCTGTCGGCTTCGGCGGGGTGCCCGCGAACAGGATCAGACCGTTAGGCGAGGCGTTGGTCGCCGGAACCATGTCGTCCATTGCGTTCTCGCTGAGGATCTGAGCCTCGTCGAAAATCAGAACGTCGACCTTGGCGAAACCGCGGCCGAACCCTTTCTCACGGGCGCCGAACAGGATTCGGCTGCCGTTGGTGAACAACACGGCCTCTTTGCCGTTGCCGGTGTGCACGTTCAAGATGTGCGGTGCGATCTGCTCGCGCTTGGCGAGCGCCTGCATACTCTTGAACGTCTCAGCCGCGGTACGTGTCCGGTGCGCCGTCCAGATGACCGTTGTACCGGGAGTCATCTTGCAGAGCGCGAACACGATCGCGCCGAGAAAGTAGGTCTTGCCTGTCTGCCTCGGGATCGACATTGCGAACATGTCGGCGGCGTACAGGCCGTCGGATCGCTTGGCGCATACCAGCTTTCCGAGGTCGTCCTGCCATTGGTCGAAATACAACCCCATGTTGACGTTGCACTCGTGGCGAACGGACGGCCACGACGTCGAGGTGATGCCCTCGGGCTTGATTACGTGGCGAGCAACCTCGGATAGCCGCGGCTCACAGGTCCGAACCATCGAACGGCTCATCGGCCGGGACGTCGGCCTGGCCGACGCCCTGCTCGGCGCGCTGCAGCTCGATCGCCTCAATTTCCTTGGAAATCTCCATGAGTCGGCGACTCAGTGAGGCGAGGTCGCGCGGCGGGGTCTCGTCGTCGAACACCGCGGCCGAAATGCGCTCATGCAACCGGCGCAGCTCGGCGAGCCGGTCGAGCTTGGCGTCACTCATCGCGGCCACCGCCCGCAGACCACACCGGGCACACCTCGCCGTGCTCCTGCGCGCGCTCGGTCACGTCGAGGGGCCGCACGAACACTGGGGCTGTCGTGGCGCCGGGCTCGGGCTCGGCCAGCTCAAAGCCAAGGGCGAGCGTGATCGGCTCGCCGCAGGCCGGGCAAGGTACCTCGGCGGTAGCGGGTGCGCGCATGGTCATATCTCCTGGTGTGTGAGGTGCCGTGTTAGCTCAGAACGGCCTTTCGTGCGGTTGACGTGCAGGAATGCAAATTGCCGGCGGTTAGCCGGTGTGGGAGCGGGCGCGGCACGACTCGAACGTGCAACCGGCGGCTTTGGAGACCGCTGCTCTACCGATTGAGCTACGCACCCAGGCGCGCCGGGAGGACCGCGGTTCGCGGAACAGGCCCCGGCGCTGGATCAGTTGCGGGGCGGCCAGTTCCAGCGGCCCGCAGTCGGTTTGTCGTCCTCGGCGTGCTCCACAAACTCGTTGAAGAACAGGCCCGACGGGTTGAGCACCGCGAGGCCGACAGCCCCCTCGACGGCGTGCACTTGCGTGACGATCGCGGCGCGCGGCTCGGGCAGGTACTCGCCGCCGGGCGTGCCGTACGACTGGTAATGAACGATGCGGCCGACGGTCGGGGTCACAGCTCGACCTCCCGAACCGCGTACATCTTTGCGCCGTGGGCGTGCATCGACGGGGCCAGCGTGCCGAGCACACAGTCGTCGAGCGGCATCACCTCGTCGTCGACGATCACCAGGTCGAGGCTCAGCCCGCGGCCGTGCCCCTGCTTGATCGACGGCACGCTCATTGGAACGGTGCGAGCCACGTTCAGCGCGCGGGCGAGCCGGGCCGCGCTGTCGAGCGTGCGCGACACGACGCCGACGACCGGACTCACGACGGGGCGCCCATCATCGCGGCCTCCTGGCGGGCCTGCCGGGCGTTCAGCTCGACGAGCACCTCGCCAATGGCGACCAGGCAGTGCAGCGTGATCGGCGTGAGGTCGCCCTCGACCTCGGTCCACTCGTGCTTGTCGAGGGCCTCGCGCTGCGCGGCGAGCCGCTCGGTGGGCGTCATCATTCGGAGCCCTCGACGAACCCGGCGAGCTGGCGGGCCGTCTCAAGCACCGTCGCGCCCTTGTCGTTCAGGCCGTCGAGGTGCAGCCGGTACGCGAGTTCGGCGCAGCCGAGACGTAGCTGCGGCATGTCGCGCGACTCGGCGGTCTCGAACGCCCACAGGCGCTGATTCGGTTCGGATTCGGTCACGTGCATTGGTTGCTCCTGCGCTGGTCGGGTGTGGAAAAACGCCAAATCGGCTTGGAAAAAAATGCTGGGGAGAGAAAGGTGCCT